ACCGGCGACGTCGAGGCCCTGTACCTGGCCACGAAAGAGCGCGTCCGCGCGCTCACGATCGAGCGGGCGCAGCGCATCGTCGAGGACCCCGACATCGCCCATGCGCCAGACGATCGCGACCGCGACCTGGTCGGCGCTATCCACTCGGCCCGGCGGGAGTTCTTTCTGATCCAAGCGACTTACCTGTCGGCGCGCGGAGAGTACGTGATGCTCGGCTGCCACGCTGGCGAACACAAATACTGCAAGCGGCGGGTCAGCCGCGACGGCGCGACGCTGGTTTGCTCTTGCAACTGTCACAAAACGAAGGAGGCGCAAATTGAACAACGTAACAGCGACGGCGACAGCGAAAGCTGAGGCGATACGGCCGGAGCAGGCGATTACGCCGGCGGAAGCCTGGGCGATGGTCGATGAGCTGAAGATCGATATCGAGCATTCGCGCAAAAGCGACGCATGCATCGCGACCTTCAGGAATGACGAGCGATATCTCTATCTGCCCGTTACCGGGCCGACGGCCTTCGAGGCGGTCAAGGAGCTGCTCGCGCAGATCGGCGTGGAGGTGGCGTATGGCTGAGATGAATGCAGGCGAAAGCACTTGCCCGATTTGTAATCGCCATTGGCTGGTAACGCCCAATGACGATTGCCTGCTGCCCGCGTGCGGCTGCTTCGGCGGCGACACGAGCGCGGCGAATCCCGCCAGACCCTGCGAGGCATGCGGGCTAAAACATATGGCCAAACATGATCCGGTGTTTGCGCTCACCGAAGAAAAGCCGCGTCACGTGGCTGAAATCACACTCGCCGATCAGATCAAGGCCGTCGAGAGCGTGATCAAGATGCGCCGCGCGCATCACCCGCGCGCTCACGCGCTTATGTCGCATCTCATCGGGGCCGCCCAACTGGAAGAGGCTAAAAACAGGATCGAAGGGGAGAACGCGGCGATGGAAGCCGCGCTCGCGACGCTGCGGACTTTGGAACGTGGTGAGAAGGGAGAATGCGATGGGCGCAAATTCTAAGATCGAATGGTGTCACCATTCTTGGAATCCCTGGCTGGGTTGTAGCAAGGTCTCATCGGCCTGCGCTAACTGCTATGCCGAGGCCTGGGCGAAGCGCTCGGGCCTCGTCCAGTGGGGCGATCAGGCTAAGCGTCGCCGAACGAGCGAGAGTTATTGGCGAGAGCCGTTGATATGGAACCGAGAGGCAGAGAAATCGGGAGAGCGCCGGCGCGTGTTCTGCGCGAGCCTGGCTGATGTTTTCGAGGATCGCGAGGAGCTACGCAAATGGCGATACGAGTTGTTCTCGCTTATCGCTGACACGCCAGCGCTTGACTGGCTTCTCCTCACCAAGCGTCCAGAGAACATCGTGCGGTTATGGCCGCACGACTGGATCGCGCCGGACGCCGATATGTGGCCCCACGTCTGGTTGGGGACAACGGTCGAGAATCAGGAAATGGCCGACAAGCGGATTCCTGAATTGCTCAAGATTCCGGCCGTTGTTCGATTCCTAAGCTGCGAGCCGCTACTCGGACCGATAGACGTATCTCGCTATTTGCGATGCGAATCCTGTCTTGATCCGTCAACTTGCTGGTGCGCTGATCCGAGAGTGAATTGGGTGATCACAGGCGGGGAATCCGGCCCGAACGCGAGACCGTCTCATCCGGATTGGTTTCGCGCCCTTCGTGACCAGTGTCTTGACGCCCACGTGGCTTACTTCCACAAACAGAATGGCGAGTGGTGGCCGAGCAACTACGACGCTTCGTCGCCGGAGTGGATCGTAGCTTCGAAGGTCAGCACGGCAGGCCAGAACCTGGATCACAACGGCAGCGTAGCCTCGATGTTTCGCGTCGGGAAGAAGGTTGCTGGGCGGTTGCTCGACGGCGTCGAATATAGTGCTTTCCCGGAGGTAGTTCAGTGAAAGAACGTCCGACTGGGATCATCCGCACACTGCCGAGCCTTGAACCGGGCCACGTCGGCCGCGATCGCTACGAGGCTTCGATTAAAGGCATGGATCGCGGCGAGGTCGAGATGATTTACATCGCCCTGCCGGCGCTGCCAAAGACTGATGTCTTGCATATGTACCTGCTGGTCGAGGGCAAGGTCGAAGTGAGACTCAATATAGCCGAGTACGTTAAGGGTGGCGATGCGCTACGGCTGAAATGCTGGGACGGCGTTACCCGCACTTCGAAGTTCTGGGCGGTTTGCACGGGGCCTGTTAGCCGCCCGCCGGAGCCGATCGCTAGGCGCGGATTCCAAGGCTTTCGCTACACGGGGGATTTGTGGTGAGAAAGTCAAAACAAATCATTGCGGCTGATCTCTTCTGCGGCGCCGGTGGGACCAGTAGCGGCCTGCGGCAAGCCTGCGAGCGGCAGGGAATTCACCTGAAACTGATCGCGGTCAATCACTGGGAGATCGCGATCAGCACACACACGGCGAATCATCCGGAGGCCGATCACGTGTGCGCGCTTCTTGAGTCCGTAGATCCGCGAACGATCGTTCCAGGCGGCAGGCTCAACCTGCTGGTCGCGAGCCCGGAATGTACGCATCATTCAATCGCCCGAGGCGGCAAACCGATCAACGATCAATCCCGGGCGAGCGCCTGGCGCATTGTCGAATGGTGCTCACAGATCACAGTTGACCACGTCCTGATCGAGAACGTGAAAGAGTTCCGGACCTGGGGGCCGCTCGGCGTCAACGGCCGGCCGCTAAAGAAGCGCCGCGGTGAAACGTACTTCGCTTTTCTGAACGCCCTGCGCGCGCTCGGCTACACGGTCGAAGACCGCATTCTGAACGCCGCCGACTTCGGCGATCCGACATCACGAGAGCGATTGTTTATCCAGGCTCGACGCGGCCGGAAGGCGATCTGCTGGCCCGAGCCAACGCACGCGCCGGCGTCGAAAGCGAAGACGAACGGCAATGGAACTCGCACGCTCTTCGAGATGCCGAAGCTGCAGCCGCATAGACCCGCGCGCGATATCATTGATTGGGAGATCCCGAGCGAGTCAATTTTTACACGCAAAAGACCGCTCAGTCCCAACACGTTGGCCAGAATCTGGGCGGGACTTCAGAAGTTTTGCGGGCTGCCCTTCATCGTACCGAACTTTGGCGAGCGCGAAGGGCAGAAGCCGCGAAACCACTCAATTGATAAGCCTCTCCCCGCGGTCACTTCGCATGGCGCGGGCGCTCTGATTCAACTCTTCTTGGTGAAGTATTACGGCGGGCACGACGCGCAATCCGTTGACGAGCCTCTGCCGGCGATCACGGCCAACTATGAGCATTACGGCCTCGCTCAGCCGTTTATCGTTGAGCTGCGCAACGGTCAGGACGCCCGCTCGATTGATGCGCCACTGTCAACTATAACCACGAAAGGAATGCATCACGCGCTTTGTCGGCCGTTTCTGGTCGTCTTGCGCAATAACGCAGATGCGCAATCTCTTGATGAGCCATTGCGGACGCTGGCGGCAAATGGTCAACACTTTGGTCTGGCGCAGCCGTTTTTAGTCCGCTACAACGGGAACCACGAGGGTCGCAAAGACGGCGACCAGCGCAACGCCAGCGTTGACGAGCCGCTTCCGACGCTCGTCACGTCGAACCACTTTGGCCTTGTCCAACCCTTCATTATCAATTCGGGCGGCCGAGACATCGCGCCACGCAGCACGGACGAACCACTCAACACGGTGGTGACCCGCGATCATCTCGGATTGGTTCAGCCGTTCCTTGTGGCGATGGAACACGGCGGCCACGTGAGGTCCATCGATAAACCGCTGAACACGATTACGACGGCTAAGGGCGGCGCACACGGTCTCGTGCAGCCCTATCTCGTGAAATATAACGGCACGGCCGGGGCGCAATCTATAGACGACCCGCTCGACACCGTGACCGGAAAGGATCGGTTCGGTCTGGTCATTCCCGAATTGAAGCCGGGCGAGGAGATCGCGCTTCTTGATGTCCATTTCAGGATGCTCCAGCCGCACGAACTCGCGATGGCGATGGGCTTCCCGAAGACCTACCACTTCGTTGGTAATCGCGAGCAGAAGGTCAAACAAATCGGCAATGCCGTGGCCGTCGGCCTCGCACAGGCGCTGTGCTCAGCGATTCTTTCATCGGAGTAACGCAATGGCGGGCTGGAAGAAATGCGGATTCACGCGGCGAGGATTGATTGTGTTGGAGAAGTATTACGACAGATGGGAGTTTTGAAAGATGGGAGATTACACAATGATTCGAGTATTTACGCTTATCACAATGTTGTTAGTGGCTGGAACAGCGTTCGGGCAAACCGCTCGACGGCGCGAGGTCAATAAACAAGCTGACGATCTGAAGGAGCAGATCGAATTGATCAGTAAGCCCGATAGCTTTAAGACTGAAAGCTATGAAGCAAATGGCGACCTATACAAAATTCGCGTTTATAGATTGTGGCTATATGTGCCTGCAAAAGCGGCAAGCAAGGGTGTAAAGGCCCGGGCGGCGGCTACCGTGCCGACGAATTATCGGATTGAAGTTTTATATCACATAGCCACCTCGCAGCGACGCGAAGCGCAGACCGAGGCTGTCATGCTCGGCGCGGACCTGTTGGAGGCGACGGCGATCAATCGCGAGGCGCTTGAAATTAGCGCGGACCTGACCGGCAAGGTAACCGAAGCAACGATACGGTATTACGCGGGAACGAAGTTGCTCGCATCGGGGGATACGTTGACGGATAGCACGGGCCAATTGAGTAGCGCTGTTGATCGAATGCGTAAACTCGACGCCTGGGCACGCCTCAATGCGGATAAAAATTGATCGATTAGGTCGGTCTGGCGCAAGCGTTATGCTCGGCGATTTTGGAGGGTGGGGAAAAGTGAGAAATCAGAACTTATTCGAAGGCGCGCGAATGACGCAGGGTGAAGCGCTGGAACTGACCGCGCAATCTCTCCGCGCCTATGGCGAGCGCTACAAACATTGGGCCATCGCGTTCAGCGGCGGCAAAGACTCTTCAGCGACCGTGACGGCCATCGCGTCACTAATTGCCACAGGGCACATTCCAGCGCCAGAGTCGTTGACCGTCTTGATGAGCGATACGCGAATGGAACTACCGCCGTTGATGGCGTCCGCCCTGACGATCCTGGCCGAATGTCGCCGCCGCGGCTTCCGGACGCAGATCGTGACGCCTGAGCTGGATGATCGTTTCTTCGTCTATATGTTCGGCCGCGGGGTCCCGCCACCGAAGAACCGTTTCCGCTGGTGTACGCCACAACTGAAGATTGAGCCAATGCTCAACGCGTTGAAGTCTCTCCGCGAGGCGGCCGGTGAAAAGCTCCTGATGCTGACTGGCGTCCGTCTAGGTGAAAGCGCTGCACGAGATCAGCGTATCGTGATGAGCTGTTCGCGTGACGGCGCCGAGTGTGGCCAGGGATGGTTTCAGGAGACGACGCCGAGCGCGATCGCCGATACGCTCGCGCCGCTTCTTCACTGGCGAATCTGCCACGTCGCCGACTGGCTAGGCTTTGAGGGAATGACCACACGCGACGGATTTATCGAGCACGGATTTCCGACGTGCCAGGTCGCCGAAATCTACGGCCAGGGCGAAAGGGAAGGCGATGCTATTGAACTTGCCGGGCGCACAGGCTGCGTCGGTTGCAACCTGGCGAGCCGCGATACAGCGCTCGATCGCATTCTGCGCCTCCCACATTGGTCTTACCTCGCGCCGTTCAAACGCCTGAAACCGCTTTACGCCGAACTGACCAAGCCTCAATGGAGACTCCGCAAGGGGATTGAAACCAAGGCGAATGGTGAGCTGGTGAAGAATCCCGGCCGCCTCGGGCCGTTGACGCTGGAGGCGAGGTTGTTTGGATTGAGAAAGGTGCTTGAGATCCAGGATGAAATCAACGAAGCGGCCCACGTGGAAGGGCGGCCAATCGTAGAACTGATCAATGAAGAAGAGCACGGCCGGATTCTCGAACTGATCGAGGCTAACACTTGGCCGAATCGCTGGTCAGGCGACGAGGAGATCGGCGATATGCTCACGGATCGAGTGATGCATGACGGGTCAGTACAGGCGATTTTGCCTACCTTAGGAGGTTAACAAGTTATGAGCCGTTCAATTTTCTCGCCACCGCCCTGCGACTGCTGCGGCGCCGAGTACCGAAACACCGGCTGCGTTCGCGGATATGCGTGTGGCTGCGCCTCGTTTCACGACTATTGCGAACTTTGCAAATTTTGCAGCAAGCACTGCCGCTGCGACGAGGAGATGAAGGAGAAACACTCCGTAGCGCTGGCTGATTACATTGAGGCGCTCGGCGTGATTCGTGCGGCGCATCCGAAGCTGATCAACGAGAGGAGGGCGTGATGGACGATAGCGAAATCAAAGAGCAGAAGCGCCACGATCGGCGCAAAGAACGCGAAGCCGCTGAGGCTGATCGCGTTCGCAAGCTCGAAGACTTGGCGCTCGCGGCCGATGAGTTCCTGAAAGTCCATTACGAATTTGAGGGCACAGGATCTTACGAGTCGGCCGTCTCCGAGTATGTCGATGCTCTCGACGACAAGCGCGATGCTCTCGATGAGGAGATCCAGAAAATCCGTGACAAAAGGAGGGCATAGCCGTGGGAATGCTGTCAATCCTTAACGTTTACGAGGGAGACGTGGAAATCACATTCGACAAAGACAACGCGGCGGAAGCGATCCGCGCCAGACGCATCATCTCGGATATGTTGAAACGAGGTTATGCCCTGCTGATCGAGGTTGACGGCGCGTACCAGCGCGCGATTGATTTCGATGAAAAGACGGGCCGGTACATCATCGCCGATTTCGATCCGAGTTACAGACCGAAAACAGAAGCGGATAAAAAAGGAGAACATTGAACATGGAAATTCAGATCACCGAAAAGAAGAAACAGAAACTGCCGCGTCGCGAACGCTTGCGCGATTGGCCGATTCGCGCATGGGCATTCGCGTGCGAGGTAGTTGGCGACATGCCGACATGGATCAAGTCTACCGAAGAGCTTCAACGGCAGCTGTGGAATGACATGGCGTTTGAATTAAAGCGCCAAGTCGCGCCGCACAGGATTGCCGGTAGCGATCCCGACGATGTCGTAAAGGCTAAACAAGATGCGCGAAACGCGATAGTAAAACAATTCAAGGATACAAAATTCCTGCGCGCGTTCGGCCAGAAGTATCGCGGTCAAATAACCAGCGATTGTTATTACGCCGTGGTGGATCGGTTTCTGTTGGCGCTGAAGGAATGGCCCGCGCGGCGCCAGCGGGCGAAGGCCGCCAAGGGCTATACCTCATGGGAAATGGGCATGCCGTCGCCGAAATATCTCGATCGTGAGTTCAATTTGAATTTGCCGGTTAATTTCAATGCGGTGGCGGGTCAAGAAACGACATGGGCTGATCTATACGGCGAAGGCGGCAATGTGTCGCTTTATCGGTTACCGGAGGCGGCGCCGGGCGCTAAGCATAATCTTGAATTTCGAGTGAAAACGCCGCAGGGCGCCGATGTAAAACTGCGACACTTGAAGCTATTGGTCAGCATACACAGACTGCCGCCGCCGCACGCGATAGTTAAGCGTGTTACATTGGTGCGACAGTCGGAGCGGGGCTTTCGAGACAGATACGAAATCCAATTTTCTCTTGAAATGCCCCCGCTTAATCTGCCACGCGAGATGACGGGCCGCGTGGCGGGCTACGACTCGGGCGGATGGCGGCTAATGGGTGATCGGGTGAGAGTGGGGGTTCTCACCGACAATGCTGGCCATTCCTACGAGATTGCCATGCCGTTCGACTTTAGTAGTCGCGCAGATAAGAAATGCATTGAACCCAAAAAGAAAGACGTTCGGCGATTGGTTTTGCTGTCCGAGCAAACAGGGGACTGTGTGGAAAACTGCAAGCAAGCGTTGAAGGCGATCTATGATCGCAAAAAAGACCAGTGGCCGGAGGAAGCGCGGCAAACGATGCTGGGCTTTACCAAGATGCGTCAGGGCGGACTTGAACGCCTGCGCGAGAAGTTGGAAGGGACGGACCTGGAAGCTGCAAGTTTGCTTTGGAAACTGGCCTTGATCATCGACTGGCTTCACCACAAAAAGCGGGCGCTTGAACTCGAATTCGCGCAGTTGAAGGAAGAGGTTTATAAGCAGGTCGCGGCATGGATTATGCGCAGCTTTGATATCGTGGCGTGGGAAGGCGACCTATCGCTGAAGCAAATGGCGGAAGCAGGCGCGGGCGATCCCTCGCAGAAGTATCGCCAGCTGGTCGGGCAGTATTATCTGCGGGAGCGAATCAAGCAGGCAGCGCAAAAGTTTCGCCACGACCCGGAGCTTGATCCAAAAAACAAAGGCGCGCTGCGGAACCACAAGGCGGCGTATTCGACGCAGACCTGCTCTGAATGCGGCGGAAAGGTCGAAAAGGGACGCAAGCTCCTCCGCGTGTGCGAAAACGGCCATAAACAGGATAACGACGTTAATACAAGTCGTTTATTGCTCAGCGAGATAGAAGGCGGCGCAAGCATCTCCGCGTCGCCGGTCGAAATCCCTGATCATTTGCGGCGATACGTGCGAGTTATGGCGGCAAGTGAGATGGCGATTGAGGTTGGGTAATTGCAGTGATTTGGGTTGGTCGAGGGAAAGGCTCTCGGCACATTCCGAAATGTATCTGACGATCCCAAGGTAACACCGTGATTTGGGTTGGTCGAGGGAAAGGCTCTCGGCACGATACTATAATAATCAACCCAGCAAATCCACAGTTGTGATTTGGGTTGGTCGAGGGAAAGGCTCTCGGCACGTCCTTGAACCGCCGGCAGTTCCTGCGTGGCCTGAAGTGATTTGGGTTGGTCGAGGGAAAGGCTCTCGGCACTTACAATAATCAACCCAGCAAATCCACAGTTATCTGGTGATTTGGGTTGGTCGAGGGAAAGGCTCTCGGCACAGCGAGCAGCCGGCCGCGCTGGAATTCCCAGCCGGTGATTTGGGTTGGTCGAGGGAAAGGCTCTCGGCACGTCGCTACACGTTCAAACCTGATCAGCCGCGCGTCACGGTGATTTGGGTTGGTCGAGGGAAAGGCTCTCGGCACTCGCGGCACGCTATGCGGCGACTGTGGGACTCGATGTGATTTGGGTTGGTCGAGGGAAAGGCTCTCGGCACGTAGTTTCAGCCATCCCGTTGATGAAATTCATGAAAGTGATTTGGGTTGGTCGAGGGAAAGGCTCTCGGCACTTCGATCAGTATTGGATTGCCCGCCTCGCTCTGCGTGATTTGGGTTGGTCGAGGGAAAGGCTCTCGGCACATTGTCGGCGGAATTGATTGGGGACGAAGCCATGAGTGATTTGGGTTGGTCGAGGGAAAGGCTCTCGGCACAAGTGGCTTGGAAACAAATTGATCTCACTCGGCGTGGTGATTTGGGTTGGTCGAGGGAAAGGCTCTCGGCACGTTGAACTCGGAAATAGGATCATCGAAATCACCGAGTGATTTGGGTTGGTCGAGGGAAAGGCTCTCGGCACAGACTGGAGTAGACCCGGAAAAGATTAACAGCAAAAGTGATTTGGGTTGGTCGAGGGAAAGGCTCTCGGCACAAGCCGCGCAGCCGCCACTCTGTCCAACACGCTTCAGGTGATTTGGGTTGGTCGAGGGAAAGGCTCTCGGCACTTGGCTGAAGTGTCACCAGTGTCACCGTGTCCCCGGTGATTTGGGTTGGTCGAGGGAAAGGCTCTCGGCACCTTGTGGGTACTACCTGCAATTGCTGACGTGGTGCGGGTGATTTGGGTTGGTCGAGGGAAAGGCTCTCGGCACTGAAGTGATCACACGTCGCTCTACGGTGAATGACGTGATTTGGGTTGGTCGAGGGAAAGGCTCTCGGCACTTGAGGAGCAGGAGCTCGCGCTCGAATTCAAACCGAATCGTGATTTGGGTTGGTCGAGGGAAAGGCTCTCGGCACAACAGGAGTAGAAATTATCGTTTTGAAAATACAGGTGATTTGGGTTGGTCGAGGGAAAGGCTCTCGGCACGACAAGGGAGTCAGGTAAAGTTTCGCAGGCTACCGGCGAAAGCGATTAAAGGAGAAGAAGCAAAGCAGTAACAACTATGACTCAATCCGACAATTCCTCACAAACTAAAGAGAAAGAAGAAAACACTTGCGCGGAATCCCAAACTGCGCATATGCTTAGCCCGACAAGTTTAAGGCTGGTCGTGATTATGATCCGCCGCGCGCTCGCGGGCGCGATAAAGCTCTGCGATGAACTCGTCGAGCAGCTGAAAACCAAATAGGCTTCGGCCCGGTGAAATAACCGGGACACGCGCCGTCCAATTCGCAGCTTTGCGCCGACTGAAATAAATCGGAATGCCGCTGCGGTGTTGGGCGGCTTTTCGTTTTTAAGGTCACACAAACTACACACTTTATGAAAATAACACCGATCAGAATCGCAGCCCTCGCAACCCTTCTCCTACTCGCTGCTTCCTTCACGTCCGCGCAGGACAAAGCGCAGCCTGACAAACTGAAACTGTCGGTCGGCTTCACCAACACCGAATACTCGTTCGAGTCTCTGTTTTCGACCGAGTACCAGCAGGGCCTGACGGCCGAGCTCGACGCGCGGATGTTCAAGAAAAGCGCCTTCCGGCTTGGCGGCGTCTTTCAGTACAACCGCTCCGCGATCGGCGCCGATATCCCGCTCGATACCTACAGCTTCGGGCCGCAGCTCTCGGTTGACCTGGCGAAAGGCTTCGTCTCCCCGTTCGGTCACGCCCTCTTTGGCTTCAGGACCTCATACAGCGGCGACCGGGTATTCACGCGCACTTACGGCGCCGGGGTGGATATAAACCTGGGCCATGTGTTCATTCGCCCCGTGGTCGTTGACTGGATTCGCACCGAAGGATTGCTTTCGCCAGCGACGCAGCGCTTCGGCGCGGGTGTCGGCGTCAGATTCTAAAGCTGCTGAGCATTGTCGCAAGTTCCGGCCCCCAGGCTTACCTATCCCCCGCGTAGGTGCGGAAATGCAGCAAACTGAATCTATGCCGCTCAGTGAAACCATCATAACCGCGAGCGTGTCCGCCGCTGTCGGATGGCTCGCCAGTTCAGTAACCAAGATCAGTAAATCCGAGTTCAAGGATGCGGTGAAGCGCCTCGACTTGCTGGAAAAAGACCTAGCCGGGCGTATGACTCGCGCCGAATTCGAGCAGGCGTTTAACAAGGTTGATTTGTTGGTTAGGGAATTTCGCGCCGAGACTCGGGCCGAGTTCAAGGAACTAAAGAACGAGTTGAAGGCGAAGGTTTGATTTTCGGCCCCTGGTGATGCGCCGTTCGATAGTACGGGAGCACACGAACGGCAGGGACGCAACGCGCCGGGGGCCGAAGCTACAATTCAAAAGGGTGTGCTCCTCCTCGTTTTTCTCTCCTTCGAGGAGTCGAGCTCCGTTGGATGGCGCGCCGCGAGGTGCTTTGTGGCGCGCGTTTCCGGCGGAGCTTTTTCTTTTTATGGCTACGCGTCGCAGGGAACAACGTTACATCGAATTCCGCGAGCTGCGGTGGCTCGTGCCGAACGCTGAATGGGGCGCGTACCTTCGCCAGAAGCTGACCGTGCGCGTCAGCAAGCGCGTCGCGCAGCCACGCTGCGGCGTCGATGTTGTATGGGAAGCCGGGAAGCATCTCCTGCGCGATCGCGAGCGGGGAATCGAAGTCTCCATTCCCTCGACCTGGCCGAAGGAGTCTGACGCGATCAAGGACCCGCGGTACTTAGCCGACCCGGTCCGGCGCCAGCGCGAGATCCTGGAGACTTACGGCGTGGATCGGGGTGGTTGGAAGGCGGCCTCCGGTGGGCGATAAGTATAACTGCGGCTGCAGGAGCGGAAAAAGTTGCTTTCTCACCTATAGTCAGGCGCAGGCCGAGGTCAAGCGGTTCAAGGTTCGGCGCGCGGCAATCAAGATCGCCGGATGGTTTCTGGGAGCGTACCGTTGCAAATTTTGCGGCCATTTTCACGTCGGCAATGCTGAAAAGAGCGGAGACAGGCGTCGCAGTCAACCTCGCGATGATGATTGAGCCCCGTGATTACCGACACCGAGATCGTCACGCTCGACGGCCAATATAGCCCGCAGGAGGCCAGACACCGCTTCGAGGCGCGAGCGGCCGGGATTCAATATAAGCGGCTGGAGCTGAAGGCCATGGACGGAGCCCCGATCACAGGTGAGATCAGTTACAACGGCATGAGATTGGTCTTTTGCGCCGACGGCAGCCTGAAGGTCTGGTACGACTCGACGGTGCGGGTGAGATCGGACAACGGAGCAGGGAACAGAGAGAACACCGCGAGCCTTTGCGGGCATTACGAATTCATCCCACGTCCGGCCAGTGGGACACAGGCCTTATCGCATTCGAGCAGGCCGACCGAATTGCAATGAAGAAATCGGTTAAATCAAAGCCCAGGCAGGTGAAAAGAAAACCGCCCGAACCCGGCGCGCAGCGGCGTGAAATCGCCGAATTGCGCGAGCGGATCGAGGCGCTCACGGTCGAGGTCGCGTCGCTGCGCGCGATCGTGGCGCCGTCGTCGGGCGGTTCCGTTCACCTGGTGAATGGGCTGATTGATCCGCCGGGGCCGGACTGGGGCGCTTAATTCGCATGGCTGAGACAAGCGATAACGAGACCAAAGCCACGACTCTCCGAATCAGCCCGAAGGGGCTTGATCTGATCAAGCGCTTCGAAGGCCTCAGGCTCGAAGTTTATTTGGACACCGTTGGGATCAAAACCGCCGGTTACGGCACAACCGGCCATGGCGTCGCCGAGATGACCGTCGGCGCGCCGATCACGCAGGCACAGGCCGATGCGTGGATTGCCGAGGACGCGCGGGCGTTCGAATCCGCGGTGAACGCTTTCGTCAAGGTCCCGCTCAATCAGAATCAGTTCGATGCGCTTGTGTCGTTCGTCTATAACCTCGGCGCGAACGCATTGAAGAGTTCCACGCTGCTCAGGCTGCTGAACGTCGGGGCCGCGGAGGCGGCGGCTGAAGAGTTTTTGAAGTGGACGAAGGCCGGCGGCCGAAGGCTTCCGGGTCTCGTCAAACGCAGATCGGCCGAGAGGGAATTATTCCTTTCGGCCGTAAAAGGAGAACACCATGGGTAGTTTTGATTGGAAATCGTGGGGCAAGGGGCTGCTCGCGGCTATCACCGGGGCCGCGGTGAATAGCGTGGTAACGACCACGGCTCTGACGCTGACGGGAACGCCGGTTGGTCTCAAGACGATCGGCGTGGCGGCCGGCGGCGCCGCGCTCACGACGGTGGTCGCCTATCTCAAGCAGAGCCCGCTTGGGGTGAGCCAGGTCGCCTTCGATCCGACGAAGAAATAGTTGATGACGGAAGTGACGCTGCAGGCTCCGCATTCTTACGAACCGAAGGCCAAGCGCTTCGTGCTTCACACCTTGAGCCAGGCCGTCGCTCACGCGCAGTCATGGGACGAGGTGGAGAGCGGTTGTGAGGCGATCGCAAACGCGCTCCGGATCGCGAAGGATCTCGAAGCCGAAGCCTTACGCGCGAACTCTTCGGCGGCTTCCCTTGATCAGCTCAAGGCCCTTGGCCGCGAGATCGCGGAATATAAAGTCTTCGACGCCCGAGGATGCCCGACTATCGATGGCGAGAAATAGAGCGACGCCTCCGGCGCGTAATTGAATTCAACGGAAAAGGACGAGTCAAATGAATCAACCGATTATTCTTAAAGGCATCGTCGCCTCGAAATTCCTCGATCCGAATAATGAGGTCATTCTCTCCCTACAGACATCTTCGTCGTATATTCCGCAAGCTATGGATGAGTCTGGCAAATACGAATTCATGCCGCACTTCAGCGTAACCTTGCGCGCTGCCGACCTTGGCGATCCGCCGATCGGCGCGACGGTCCAGATTACGGTCGAGTTGTCCTGAGTATCGAATGGCCGCGCCAAAGAAACGCAAACAGCGCAATTACTCGGATAAGGAGAAAGCCTCCGCGCTCGTGATCCTCGATTTCTGCGGGGGCAACGAGTTGAAGGCTGCGCGAAAACTCGGTATCCCTCGTATCACTCTCCGAGAATGGGCGCAGGGGCGAGTTAATACTGACGTGTCGGAAAGTCGACACGAAAAAAAAGCGGATCTCGCGGAATTGCTCGAAGAGACCGTCGTCGCCTCGCTCGAGCAGAAAAAGGCTGATCCCTCGAAGATCTCCGGCATCGAGACCGCCGCATTCATTGACAAGCTGCTTCTGCTGCGCGGCGAGCCCAACACGATCTCCAAAGACGTGACGCACGCCTCGCCGGAGCGCCGGCGCGAGCGAATTCTTGAACTGGTGGAAAAGGCGAAGGTTGCTTGAGTCGGCTTGATCTCTCAAAACTCACCGAGGCTGAGGCGCGCGAGTTGGAGACGCTGCTCTCGATTGAGGCCCGCACGAGCCCATACTCGCCGCACGAGCCGACGGATCGCCAGCGGCTCTTTCTCGATCTGCCGCACCTTGAAGCGTTTTATGGCGGCAGCGCCGGCGGTGGGAAATCGGACGCTCTCTTGATGGCGGGGTTGCAATACGCCGACGTCCCGAAGTATTCGGCCCTGATTCTGCGGCGTACGTTTCAAGACCTGGCGAAGCCCGGGGCGCTTCTCGATCGCTCACGCGAATGGCTGCAAGGCTCCGGCGCGCAGTGGAATGATCAGCGAAAGCAATGGCGCTTTCCGAGTCGCGCCGTGCTGGCGTTTGGGTACTTGGAAAACGACGCTGACGTTTACCAGTACCAATCGGCCGAATATCAGTTCGTCGCCTTCGACGAACTGACGCAGTTTACGGCGCGGCAGTACACTTATTTGTTTTCGCGCCTGCGACGTCTCGCGGAGACTGACGTGCCGATCCGGATGCGCAGCGCGTCAAACCCGGGAGGAATCGGCGCCGATTGGGTATACGAGCGATTCATTCCCGACGACTGGCAGCCGGAAGACGCTGAAGCGCTACGCGTTCACGAGAAACAGGGTCGCGCCTTCGTGCCGGCGAGGCTCGAAGATAATCCCTTTCTCGATCAGGCGACTTACGAGCGATCGCTTGCGGAGCTTGACGAGGTCACGCGCGCGCAACTGCGCCGCGGCGACTGGCGGATCAGGCCGCAGGGCAATATCTACAAGGCTTGGACAGACGGCCCAGACTCGCATCACGTCATTACCTGGTCGCAATTTGCGAGCGTATTCGGCGAGCGGCGGATTCCTTTGCACTGGCTCGGCGCCTGCGGCCAGGATTGGGGCTTCGATCCGGATCCATGTGCGACTATTTGGAACTTCGTCGCGGCTGAGAACTCGCCAAAGGTTGATGGCGTTCCGTTATCTGGCTCGATCTTCGTGCCGCAGATCCTGACGTCTCAGGGCGAGATCCCCGATCATGTCGGCGAGAAGATCAAGCTGATTGAGGCCGAGAACGGCTGGGCGAGCCGTATTCAGTATCGCGTGATGTCGCACGAAGCCAGCTCACAACAGGAAACCTACCGGATCAAAAGCGGTCTGGCGTTCTCGAAATGGAAGCCGGATGCGCACGGCGGGATTGCGCAGATGCAGCACGCTTTAAAACTGCGAGATCTCGACAAGCCGCATCCGTTCAAGTCGTGGCTCCAGGGCCGGCCGAACTATTACGTTATCGTGCCGGATGATCAGATGATCAACCCGAAAGGCGACGAAGGCTTAGCTATGCTGCGCGCTGAATTCCGCGAGTACAAGTATATCGAGCAGAAGGTCACGGAGAGCAAAGGCTCGAATCGGATTCTGCCTTTCGACCATTTTAATCACTTTATGGATGCCCAGCGCGGGATTGCGGCGCGATGGTTCCCGGCGGCCAAGGCGATGACACTTCATGAAAAAGTGGAGGACCGTATTCCGGAAGGCCAAAGATATGAAGATCTACGCGAGCGCGCGCCGTTTGGTGAAGGGCTGACGCCGGAAGCCGAATTAGCGTACGTGCTGGCCAGGCAGCGCGCGAAGAAGCAGGTAAAACCCGCGATTCAACGTTTCGATGAATTTGGGAGGCGGATTGATTGAATTCATTCGCAATATTCTCCGCGCCAGATCCGCCGGCCATTCCTGGCGCTATTCACTTTATTGCGCGCGAGCAGCGCGTTTTCTTCATAACTATAGGAATCGATGATGACACATCAAGAAGCATTAAATATCGCCGGGCAGGCCTGGGACCGGGTCAAGACTGACGATGATCCACTGTTTGTAAAGTGCTCGCACGAGCACAGATTGCGCCTCGCTTACAAGGTCGAGAGCGTGGCGAAGACTGGTCGCCTCGAAGACGATTTCGACTGCGAGGCGTATCGCATTCTGAATCCGCCGCGGGCTGTTTCACCGGTCACGCCTATACCTGAGGCGCCGCCAGCACCCGCGAGCGAGACGCCTGCGCCGGCCGGCGAAGAGGTTGTTGCGCCTGAATGCGGCGACGACGTTCCCATTGAAGGCCAAAGCGGGACCGACGCGCCGGATAACTCAGGCGCGGAGCCGTCGGCGCCCGCGCAAGAACCTGCGCCGAAGCCGACGCGGGCCAGGGCGAAGAAATAGCTCGCCAGTTACGACCGTTTCGATTAACTAGGAGGATTTATGGGAAATAAGTTTGGTTCCGTTTATGAACAGATCGTGGCGAAGACCTCGAACTACACGGTCGCAGACGCCGACGATTTGATTTTGATTGACGCCTCCGGCGGCGCCGTGACCGTTACTTTGCCGACGCCTATCGGGCGCTCGCCGCTCACCTCGCCGATAGGCGCTGGACGTGTTCGCGTCGTCAAGACGGACGCCAGTTCATTTCCGGTGACGATTTCGGCCGCCGCGGGCTCGATCGTGGGCGGGTCTGTTCTACGCCAGCAAGGCCAGTCGATGGAATTTGTTTCCGATGGCGTCGGGAGTTGGTACAACATCGCGCCACAGCAAACAGTTTTCATCGCCGAAATTTCGCTGACGGCAGCGCAGGTGAAGGCTATTCGCGCCACGCCGATTACATTGGTTCAGGCGCAGGGGGCGGGAACGATTGTTCGGCTTCTCGGAGCTGAATTGTTGCTCGATTACGGCGGCTCGAACGTTTTCACTGAATCGACAAACAACCTCGCCATCCGCTATACGGACGGCTCGGGCGTCGTCGTGTCGGGAACGATCGAGACGACCGGCTTCATTGACCAGTCGGCGGATACGGCTACGGGCGCTATTCCCGTGATTGACGGCATCGTGGCGAAAGCGGGCGTCGAAAATAAAGGGCTTGTGCTTCACAATACGTCAGGCGCTGAGATTGCCGGCAACGCGGCGAATGATAATGTCGTGCGCGTCAAGGTCTGGTATTCGGTTATCAGCACCGGTTGGTAATCGGCGGATCTGTCCACCGTTCGTCTAACGCAAAGGAGCGTTTACTATGGCTTTACACGCTGATCAACTTAGGCTGTCGAGTGAAATCGGCGGCAACCTTCGAGCCGCGCAGGACGAAGGATATCTGACTAATACGAATGTCGCGGCGGCTGATACGGTCGCGGGCGTTCGCGCCCTAATGGCCGGCGGACACGCCGACCAGGCGCCGAATCAACATCGTTTCCAGCGCGCCGTTGATCTCGGCTCGTATTCGTCGGAGCTGACCGACGCGCTGATCGCCCCCCTTACCACGGTGCAGGGATTGCTTGATCTGACGCAAGCGGGCTCGACTCAAGAGCGCCATCAGATGATCCAGTAATGCTTTTTCGTCTTCTCAATCTTCGCCGAATGCTTCGCGAAAACAAGGACCTGAAGGCTCGATTATTCGAGCTTGAGGCCGAGCTGCGCGAAGAGCGGGCGAAGACAGAGCGAATCATGTTGGCGCTCACGGATCGCGTTCTTACCGCCGCCGGCTGCTTCGGCCTTCCGAAAGGGGTCACGCAGCCGAAGCGGCGAGAAGAGACGAAGCCGCAGGCGCCGGAACCGTCACCAGTGGCGGAAGCCTACCTGGAAGCCGTGCGCCTTGAGGGACTGAGGCTGGGCAAGACGCCGACTGAGATTGACCTGATGCTCAGCCGGCTGCGGCGTGGTGAGAGCGTGACCCCGCAGGTGGAAGAAGACTTCGTACTGCCTGATTAACCATGGCCAGAAACGTGCTACAACCGCAGGCGGGAGACATGGGGGCTTTGATCAGGCAGCCTAATTATCAGCATGCGCAGTCCGCCATGTCGTATCCGAGCGCTGCGGTATCTAGGGCAAATTTACCATCACTGATACCAGATAGCGCTGACGTTCAACCACCAGAGAAGAAGGAGGGTGGTTACTCGCAAATAATTCCAGTTCGGCCGGGCGTAAATTATGCGCCGTTGCAACCGTTGCTCAATCTCAGAGAGCAGCCGGGCGGCTCGCATTATTTTTGCGATGCATTAAAGGAGAGGTTCAAGCACTTCTGGAATATTGAAAAGCTGGTCTGGCGGGAAATGATCAACGCCGGTGATCTGGTCGCGCGCTTCCTTCAGGGCGATCAGATCCTTGAGCGCAACCCGTGGACAGGCGGATGGCTTGTTATCAAGCCGCCGCAGGAAGATAACAGCGCCAAGCGGGCGCTGAATATGATGCAGTTCTACGTGACGAACTGCATTGTCAAGTATGTTCAAAGCAATCCCGATGTGGTCGTCAGGCCCGGGCGCGACACCGATCAGAGCGAAGCCGCGTCGAAGGCTGGCGGGATTATTGTCGACCATTACGAAAATGAATTCTTCAAGCCGTGGCCTCACTTGCAGGAAGCGTTGCAGATTCTGACGTTCGGGACGTCGCTGAATCGCCTGCGCTACGACCCAGGGATTCAAGGCGTGATCGGCTTACGGGAGATTGTCGAGAATCGGGATGTCACGCTCGGCGAAGGCTCTGGGTACTGCGGTGATTGTGGATACGCGGGTACTGCGGATCAGTTCACTGGCGCAGTTGATACGCCAGCCGGACCACGGTCGGCAACCGCTTGCCCGCGCTGTGGGAGCGAATACGCGCTCGTTGAGCCGCCAGCGACAGAGACAATGCCGACCGTCGTCGGTCAGGAACAGGTGCAGCTCGGCGACCTCTGCCTGGACCAATTACTGTTCCCGGCTTGCCGTTGGGATCTGAATGCGCGCGCCGAGAAGTCTACTTGGTTTCTGCATCAACAGAAGATTCCCGTCGGCGCTATTCGCCGGCTGCTCGGGCGCGTCCAGATTCCCGGCAATGCGGGCGACCAGGACCTTGGCCTCGACGTCTCGCAAAATTTGGCCTACATCGGTCAGGCGACGGACGGCCACGCCGGCGGACGTCGCCGCCGTAGCTTCTTGAGTCAAGACAAGGTCAACCTCTGCGAGATGTGGCTCTCGCCTGACGATTACGCTGATATTGATCTGAAGGGCGATGAGCAAACCGTGGCATCGGCGCAAGGACAGGGCGCGCCATTGCCGCGAGGCGGAAAGCTGACGGACCTATTCCCCGATGGGTTGGTCGCGGTGGGGCTCAATGGGATGTCGCTAGTTCTCGGTGTTTATGCCGAGAAACACTGCGACCACATCACCTCAACCGTTTGGCATATGCGGCCGATGTCCGGAGCCGGACGCGGCGGTCAGGATATGGTCGAAGTCCAAAAGCGCATCAACAAGCTCGACTCGCAACAACTCGAATACATGGACGCGATGGCGACGCCGGCGGTCTTTTATTACAAGGACATGGTTGATTCCGATGATATGGGCTATATCAACCATCCGCGCGCCAATATCCCGGTAGACATCTCGAAACTGCCTGAGCTGAAGAGCCTTCGCGACGCCGTCATGTCATTGCCGCCAGGCTCCGTGCCGGCCGGATTCACTCAGTACGTACAGCAATTCTTGACGCAGGCGTTTGCTACGACTTCGCACGCGACGGACTTCACGAATGGCGGACTCATGGCTCAGCGCAACGACACGGCGCGTGGAGCGATGATTGCCGACGCCAACGCGAACTCCCTGATTCTGCCCGTCGTGATGGTCAAAGGTGACGGCCGGATGAGTATCGCCGAGAATGTCGTAAAGAATTACCGTACTTATTTTCCGATCAAGCGTTATTTCTCCCTCGGCGGCGAGCATTCGCAGCAGCCTGGCATCTGGCTTTCGTCCGCGAATCTTGAGGCCGACCTGCGTTACGAGATCGCGAAGGAAAGTGAACTGCCGGAGAACAGCGTCACGAAGCGCGATAACGCGAATGCCTTTTTCATCGGGCTGTTCGGCGGGATGGCTAACTATCTGATTGCGAAACAACAGGCGCCGGAGCTGGTCGCCGGGCTTGAGCGGCTTTACAAGGTGCAAGGATTCCTTGGCGGTGTGACGTTCGACGTGACCGCGCAAATCTGTCGTAAGCGTCTCGAGCAGATGAAGCAGGTGGTACAAATGGGGATGGCCGATCCGATGGTGATGCTGCAGGCCATTCAGCCGCCAATCAGTATGATGGAAAGGGATCACAAGGGGAAAGCGCTGTGGTTCCAATCCTGGCTCGACACCGACGAAGGACAGGACGCGCCGTTGCCATTACGGCAGGGCGTTGAATTCCTAATTCAGACACATTTTCAACTCGGCGGGATGCAAGAAGGGGCGATTGCGATGCAGGCTGCTCAGGTGCAGATGGCGGGCGCGCCGCCGATGCCGCAAGGACCACCGCCGAATGGGCGAGGGGCGCTAAAAGCCGAAGGAGACGCAGCTCAATGACCCATCCTGTAGAGGAAATAATCGAGCGATATGCCCAAGAGCGTTTAGCGCTTGTGCCATATGCGTCCATGTATGACGAGAAAGAGGCCGCGGTAATTCTTGGCATTACCCGTTCCACTTTATGGCGTTGGCGTAAGGATGGACGGATTAACTGTGAGAAGGGGCCTTTCGGTGTAAACCGCATTATGTATAGTCGGACGCAACTATGGGCTGTCCTAGTAGCGGAGAAGATGCATGAGATATGCCACCACCGCAAAAGAGGCGCGCATACAGCTGAGGGAAAATACCTAAAAGGCGCTTTCTTTGATTGGTTCTATAAAGCCGCGATTAGGCTAGACGCCCGTCTTCTCTTAGATGGTAAAGAGCCTCTTTTGCCCAAATCTCTTGCTCGCACCTACGGTCGTGAGATGGCAGATGCCTGTTTGAAGGAAATAATTACCGAAGCTGAGCGGTTACAATTGCTCAACCGTGAGCATGGGATTATTAAGCTGCCTTCGCCTCCTGATGAGAATTGGCCAGAGTCTTTAATAGTAACGTAATCACTGCCACGCAACGCTCAATATCTCGGTGGATTTCCGATCCGGTAAATCTGATGACACGCCAGCCTAATAGCATAAATATTCGATCTCGCTGCGCATCGTGCTCTCGCTGGTTCTTGGTATGGTGGAACTCGTAGCCGTCGACCTCGACGATTAGGCTGTGTTCAAGGAAAGCAAAATCGGCTCTGTAGCGTCCAATTGGATGCTCTCGTTTGTGCGGGATTTCTCTTACATTTAGGGCGTGCGCGAGGCGCGCCTCGATAAATGATTCGTGCGGTTGGGTGAAGTTGCGCGCGTCGTTGAACAGTGGTAATTGCTTGGCATTTGAGTTTGTCATAAGTACCATCCCTCTTAGATTGTCGTAACTGGAAAAGACGGCGCTATTCTAGGGATGGTACTTTCTTTGTCAATACTTTTCTGCTTGTAACTAGTTGCGACTAGAGTGCTTAGCGGCGACGATGCAACATCCGCCGCATGATAATGCAACATCGAATCGTTGTTAATGCAACATTCGGCAAGTGCAGAATCTTTACATTAAATTCTGCTCGGTTATCGCTAAAGTATGATCGTTAAAACCGGCAAAGGCTACCAAGTCAAATCCGAAAGCGGTGCCAAGAACCTGAGCAAGCCGAATCTCTCCAAGAAGCAGGCCAGGAAGAGGATCGCGCAAGTTGAATATTTTAAGGCCAAGGCGGCGGGGGCGCTGAGGGGATGAGCGACGAACCGCAACAGAAAGGCTATCGCATTCCCTATGCCTTTCGGGCTCCGGTTTCCCCGCCTGAAGGATCAATGGGCCGCATAGGTAGTGTGAAAGAGCATATTAGCAAGCCCGCGCCGAAGTCTTTCTCATGGGATGACGCCCGCGATATTGCCACATTCGTGCGCGACGGACTTCTCCTGATCGTTAAAGGGATTGAGCGGAAATTCGATCTAGGGAAAAAGAATGGTTAATAACGATGCCTGCTCGCTCTGTGGCGCGGAAGTAAGCGAGCAGTCGAACAGGGTGAATATCATTGCCTGTCTGGTTGGTTGGGCGCGGATGTTCGAACACGAACCTGCCCGCGCAAAGACGATGATGAGTTTGCTCGTTTCGACCGGCAGTTTCAGATAACCGCACTCACAATTTCATAAAGGTTTTTGTTTAGTCATTAGCCGCGTTGGGCGTTTGTTCGGCGCGGAACACTACCTAAGCACAGGCCGCCAATTCGGTGATTGGTCCATTCGGATCGGTCGCCGGTTGGCGGCCTTTTTCTTTTGGATTACCAATGGACGAATCAACGAATACAGGTGTAACGGCAGGCGCCCCGCCTGCAGCGGAATCAAGTCCGGCTTCCGCTCCCGCTGACACCGGCGGGCAAGGGGCAATTACGAGCGGCGGCGAGCCTTCGACCGGAACTACTCCGGCTCAAGGGACACCGCCCGCGGCGGTAGCAGGGGACGAGAGCAGCGCTGACGCCGGCACTGGGGAGTTTCAACTGCCAGTTACCGAAGAGGAACTGGCGCAGGCTCCTGAACAGTGGCGTGAAAAGTTCACATCGTTACTTCAAGGCTACAAATCACTCGAAACAGACCACAAGACGCTCAAGGGACAGTATCAGCCGCTCGCCGACTACGGCGACACGGACGCGATCAAAAGCAGCCTTGAACTGCTTGACGGTCTGTATGGGTACGCGCAGGACGAGCACGGCAACGTGCTTTATGACGAGCACACCGGCTTGCCGATCTCTTCGCCGCATACCTTCGTCTCTCAGATTCAGGAAAGCAGCCCCGCCCTTGCGGATCAATTGCTTTATGGATTCTGGGGCGCGAAAGGCGCGGACGGTCTGACGGGCGCGCAGAGGATGTTCCAGACTCTAGGCCTCGATCCAAATCGCCTCGCTGACTACCAGGCGCTTACCCAAAACCCAAACAAATCGGTAGCAACACCCGGAGTCGTCTCGTCTGATGAGCTTGCGTACGTTCCGCAGCAGTATCACGAACTCTACAAGAATCTGTCTCCTAATCAGCGCTATCAGGCGCAGCAGATGGAGCCGGAACAGCTTCAAGAGTATCTGGCCGAAAAACAGGAAGCCTTCGAAAACCGCCAGTTTCGCGAGCGCTACAACCAGGCGCAAGCGGAGCATGCGGTCAGGCAGGGCCAGGAATTTCGCGCCAGCGTGGAACACTCATTCCAAGAATATGCGGGCAAGCTGCGTCAGGACGGACTGACCTCCATAGTAAAAAATCTTAGCTCTCAGGTTCAATTCTCGGCTGATCCAGCAACCAACGCCGTCCAGTCTGGGGCAGTTATGGCCATTATGGCCAATCTGCTCAGTCCCGAGCTGCGTTTTGCCACTGAATCAACGCTTAACGCGCTCGGCGTCACGCTCGACCAGGGCTTTTTCGATTCCCTGGATGCGCTCGGCGATCAGGCGCGCGCCGTCAAGTGGTACGAAGCCGTGGCGGGTAATCCCGCCTATGCCCAATACCGCAATGACGCCGCGCTGGGCAAGGCGCGAGGCGAAGTCAATCGCCTCTACAACGGCGCGCTCGCCAAGCTCAGCGGGATTGCGCTCAAGGTCGCGAAGGTCATCGCGGGCGGCAATCAAGAACTGCGGGAAGTCGAGAACTCGAAGCTGGGCGCTCTGGCCCGGCCTGGAGTAAGCGGCGGCGCTATTCATGGCAATGGCGTGGTCAAACCGACCGCACAGCCATTCACCATGGAGTATCTGCGCCAACTGCGCGAACAGCGCGCGGGCTAACAGGAGTAACGATCCATGTCCAACGTAGATTTCTCGAATCTTCCTGACCTCAAGCGTCAGGACGTCGAAATGATGGTGCGCTCGTTCTTTGAGAACAACGCGCCCGGTTACAATGCGTTCGAAAAGGACGTCGAGCATAAGGAGCTGACCGAGAAAGGTTATCGGATTCCTTACTACTCGCGTCGTCCGGGCGGACATACCGGCTTCGTGCCATCTTCCTCCAGCTTCAACGCCGCGGTCCCGATGCAGACTCAATCAATGTTTGTTTACCCGGTCGGGTACGCATTGCCGATGGTCTGGCAGGGCGCTTCGATCAGGGCCTTCAAGAAAGATCAGAAGAACAACATTGTCAGCCTGCTCGACATCCTCAAGCTCTACACCGAAACCGCGACCAAAAGAGCAAACCAGATTTTCTATGGCGACGGTTCTGGCGCTCTGGCTTTCAGCGCGTCGGCGATCGGCGGCACTGGAGTTACCAGTTGCAATTTTACGACCGCGGCGGCCACGACTCCGGGCCAGACCAAGGGCGGCGTGAGGCTGGAAGAAGGCCACACTTATCAGGCGATCAACACCTCGACCGGCGCCGTGCGCGGGACGTTCACGGTGGTGACTCCCGGCAAGACCTCGGCGACTATCAATGTCACTTCCGGCACGATCTCGTCCGGCGACCCGATTGTTGATGTCGGCTCCTACAACCGCTATATGCGCGGCCTGGGGCACCTCATCTCCGATCAGACTCGCGTCTTGCAGGGGCTCAATACCGGCAACTTCCCCGACCTCAATGCGCCTGTCCTGGACCTCAACGGCGTCATAATGTCGCCGGCGGCCCAGGAGACTCTCAAATCCATGATCAACACTCGAAATAATACCGAAGACGCTGAATCGAAGCTCATCGGCTTCATCACTTTCGGTCAGCATTCAGTCTTGCGGAAGCAGGGATACACCCTTGGCTTCTATATGCGTTCAGCCGAGGGGGGTGACACTGTCAAGGGCGTCGCCAAGCGGTACGAGGACGGTGATACCATTTACGTGCGCGACGCGGACATGGATGAGGATCGCAACTATCTGGTTCAGGGCGATCAATACAAAATGTTCGAAGAAATGCCCTTCGGCGAGTACGACCTCGACAATCAAGAGTGGCGCATGCTGCTCGGTGCGAACAACACCGGTTCGGACGACTATCAGCGCGCCATTGGCTATCGCGCCAATCCCGGCACGTTGCTGCCCCGTTCGAGCGGGTTCATTAAACGCGCGTCCATTTCGGGCGTTGTGACGCAAGCCACTAGTTAAGCAGGCTTCACGCATAACACAAAACAATGCCGGGAGAGGTTTCGATCTCTCCCGTTTTTCTTGGAGATATTCTCATGTCTATTTCAGCGGCTTTTGCCGGCAAGGATCTTGGGCCGGAAGACAGGCGCAGTAGCGAAGCGTCTGAGATTGTCGCCGTCACCGGCTCAACGGGCGCCGTCGGCGACCAGGCGAGCTACATCTGTCAGCACGTTCACCGCAACGCGAAGGTCTTGGGCGGCGCTATAGCTATCGTTGGCGCCACCGAGACGCTGGCCGGAACGACCCTAACTCTCGAGGCGCGCGTTCAACTGGCGAACACCACCGTTCACGTCGAAATCAAAGGCGATATTTGATGATTGACGCAGCCGACCATCTTGCCACCAAGGACCGCCATCCGACCTACGACAACCCGCGTAAATGGGGCGAGCGAGGGATCTGGAATCCGCCGACGTTCAACGTCGTTAAGTTCCAGAAGCGACTGAATCGTATTTGCGGTACAGCGGACGGCAAGTCGATCGTCCGTCTGGTTTGGGCCTGGCAGTCGCGCGAGTTCTTCCACGTCGAATTTGACGGGTTGGGTAAGCCGACAAAGGGCGAGTGGCGGGCGAAGTATCGCTTTATGACTGTCAAGGTCGGCGATGACGAGGTGGACATCTCTATCCCGCGCTGGATCCTCGAGCAGCGCTACGAGCCTGGCCAGTATTGGCAGACCTGGCAACGGTCGCGTTACGTCTATGATCCGGTACTCGGCCGGACGATAGACAAGCGCGGCGATCCGCCGATTGACGGATGGTACGGCTACCTTCGCACGGTCGCCGAGCATGATCCAAACGAAACCTGTTGCGAAAGGGCTTGGCGTGGCCACCGGCGTAGATGTTGGGGCTACTATCGCGAGCCTTCTACCGCGGATCTGCAGATTCTGCAAAAGGCCGTGCGCCTGCGGGATAACGACCCTCAGAAAACCTCACCACACGAACCGTTGCCGGATTGGGCGCTCGATGAGGCGCAGCGTCTGGCCTATGCGGAGGCTCGAGAGATCGAGGAAGAGGGCAAACGGATCAATCACGACTTCTGGCATTCGTGGATCAATTCCCACGGTTGGCGCGCGTTCGAGGATAACTACAAAACCTTGAAGCACGGCAAGTATAAGTTCGCATGGCCTACTACATTTAACATCGACGACAAGTCGGGTCTTTCAATTCCCGACTAAGCAAGGAGCAAAAATGCAAGCAGTATTAGCTATGCCCGTCGTGGACGAGCAGATGCCACGATTCATAGACGACGACGCCGTCCCGAAAGACGCGGTGCGGTGGTTGTTTTTTCCCGGCGACGCTCTCGGTCCGCGCCGCAAGCGTGAGATGAAGGACCTGACCGGTTTCGGTATTCAGAGCTCGAACGGCGACGCTTTCAGGCTTTATTCGAACGGCGGCGAAGAGATCAACACGCCCTGTTTGCTGCGAACAAAAGGCGTGCTGCCGCGCGCCTTGCTGACGCCACTCGAAACCGCGGCCGTCTGGACGCCGCCGGATCTGATACCGGAAGGGACGCCGACGTTTCGAGGGACTTTCACGGAGGGCGCGAAGTGGACCAATGTTCTACCCGGCGTCAAGACGTTCCCCGGTGAGTCGATCGGCGCCGTTCTCACGGCGGCTCGCAACGATCAGGGCAATAGCAAAGGCGTCGTGGAGATTGAGGCGCTCAGGACCGTGACCTGGGATCAGGTTGTCGCCGAGCGACTTCAATCACTCTTCTTTCCGCTGTGGCCTCAGTTGCCGCCGACGCTACGCGAGCTTTCCGAGTCTATCGAAGCCGGTAAAAGGAATACCGGCGAGCGCGATTTGCGGGAGATCGGCGACGAGATGCTTTCGGCCTGTGACCAGTTTCGCCTGTGGGCGATGGAGCGAATCAAGTTCGAAGAGACGCTTGTGCAGGTCGGCACGACCAAGGACGGCTGGACGTATCGGCTCAGTGACGTCGCCGAGCAGTTAATGGCGCAGCTTGAGATCACGCCGCAATCCAAGCAGTTGCTTGAGACGGCGCAATTGCAAAATCAGTTTAGCAAGTCGGTCGGCGATCTTATCAAAGCACAGGCGGATAAGAAGGATATTCCGGTCACGGATATTCTCCAAAAACTGTCAGAGAATCAGGCGCAATTGGCCACGGCGCTCGAAACGCTTGTTGATCGGCTGGCCGCTCCAGCGCTTCCAGCTCCCGCCGACGCGCCAAAGACTCCGAAGGCGACCAAAAACTAAATGGCTACTCTCGACGAGATTGTCTCTAGCGTCCGCACCACGCTCGGCGATCCGCAGCCGCAGTTTCCTGGCTTTCGGCAGGTGTTCAAGCACGTCTTGAATCACACCCAGTCTGTCTACAACCACCTTAATAACACATCAAAAGCCTGGGCGACGTTGGAAATCCCGCTCGTAGTCCAGAAGGACAAGGCCGATTATTTGATTACTGCCCAGGACTGGGGGCGAGCGCTGCTTGTCTACACCGAGGACACCACAACGCCAGGTCACTGGGAGCGGACGGTCCCGTTCTTCAACGTGCAGAATCTGCCGCTCGCCTATGAGGGCCCGCGAGACGGCGCGAATTGGTTCGGCGGGTTTCTCGACGGAAGCAATCATACGGCTTTGGGTATTGCTTTCTACCGAGAACCGGCCGGGCAGGCCGTTCACGCTCGCATTCGGCCCGTCCCGCAGGCGACTGCGGTCTACAAGGTCATTTACGCCGTTGGCCCATGGGCGGAATCGGCCGCGCTCGATTCGTCGCCCGTGCTCAGTGAACATCATCACCTGATCGAGACGCGCGCCGCGATCTCGTGTCTACCTGATGCGAAATGGTGGCTTTCCGACTCGGAGATCGGCTCGGAGCAATGGAAGGCTGTCGAGGCGATGAACGCCGACCAGCGGAAGACGCGGCTTGTCACGCTCGGCGCGGATGCGCAGCGCTACACGAAGGATTTCGAGTTGTACGTCCGGTCGCTTCACAATGCGCGGATCGGCTTCCGCAAGTACTCTTCCTATTAGCAATGTTGCTTGACGCAAAGCCTGTAAAGGTTCTGGATGGCGTTTCGGCGCTGAATACTCTGTCAGCGCCATTCGCCATTGCCGACGTAGTCGTTCTTGAAGTTGATTTCAAGGCCGGAGTGAACGGCGGCGCCGTGCAGCTCGAAAGCGCGCCTGGCGCTGATTACGCCGGCGTTTGGAAGATTGAGGGAATAATCACCTTTTCCGGTTCGGCCCCGCTCACGCTGTCCGACCGCATCATCCCGGAGGGCGCTGTCGGTCGGCTGAGAATCAGTTCCGGTATCACGGGCGGAGTGGTCGACGCTCACATCCAGCGCAGCTTGAGAACAAGGCGCGCGCGATCAGGCGCTGCGCCTTTCAGTCCGCTTCAACTTCCCGCTTTGCGTATATGGATTGAAGTAGACCAGAGCGTAACCGGGCTGAACAACGGCGATCCCATTACTACCGCCAACGACTTGTCAGGGCTAGCGAACCATTTCGCTCAAAGCGTTGCGGCGAACAAGCCGGCCTTTATTACGGGTCGATTAAACGGGAAGCCTGTAGCCAGATTCACTCATCTGGATGCCGGCGATGGTCACTGGATGACCTCTCCTTACAGCCCGAAGAATGACAACGCCTCTAAGGTGACTTTCGCGGCCGTGTTCCAGACCAACAACCCGGTGGACGGGGAGATAATGCTATGGGCTGGCGACCCGGCTGGAAATGGATTCGGGACCGAGGACGAGATCAGCTTATCGCTCGGTGATGGCGGGGGAGGCAATCTCATCGCCGCGGCGTTTGGTGGATCGAACCAACTTCCGGAAGCCGCTTTTTCACCATTCAACGATGGCGCGGGTTTTCACGTCGCCATTGGCACATTCGACAACATGACCAATGACGGCGCGACCAAGAATGTGACTATTCAGGTTGACGGAGGAGCGGGCACGCCGGGCAGTGGCACGACCACCAATAATTATGCCAATTATGAATCAAACCTATTCTGGGGCAAGCCGGACGCGTCGGGGGCCATTTCCAGAGTTTGGAACGGCGATTTTGCAGCATTGGTGGTCTGCGCGGAAGCGTTAACTCCAGCGCAGCAGACCCAGCTCTATAACTACTGGAAGGCCAAATACGGTCTATAAAGCCCAAGTGGAAGGACGTCTATGCTCATCGACGCAACGCCTATAAAAGTACTCAACAACGTATCGGCGCTGAACACGCTTAGCGAGATATTCGGACTAACCGACGACATCGTTGTCGAGATCGACTTCAAGACCGGAGTGAACGGTGGCGCCGTGCAGCTCGAAAGCGCGCCTGGCGGCGACTACAGCGGTACATGGACAACCGAGCTGACGATCACATTTGCCGGCAGCGCCCCGCTCGTATTGTCGGATCGCATCATCCCGGAGGGCGCCGTTGGCCGACTCAGAATCAGCTCCGGCATCACGGGTGGCGTCATTGACGCCTATATTCAACGCAGTCTTGCAAGGTAATGCCCATAACCTACGCCAAGGTAACTCAAGAAATTCTCAACCTCCTCGGCGCTGTGCTCGGGGAAAATCCCACAACGGCGGACGCCAACTATACCGCCACACCGTCAACCTCGACGGTGTTCGGGCCGGATTTTCTCGCAAGCCAGGTTCAAGACGCGGTTGTCGCGGCCCAGGGCGAGATCGTCGAAGCGATCGCCTCGACGCCGCTCCATCCCGAGCGTGCGCGATATGCCGATAGCACGGCGGCTCTTGCCAATCGAGCGGCCATACCACGCACGGGCGCCGGGACTCTCAAGCTTATCATCGGCATTCCGGGCGCAGTCCGAGACTCCGGGAACAATGAGACGCTTGAGCGGGCGGCGTTGGACAGCATTCGGAGCTTCAATAGATTCTCGGCCACCATTTACAGCGGCTCGACACGGTATTGGTACGCAATCAACAGTGGCAGGATCGAGCACACGCGGACGAACGTTCTCGTTGACGTTTGCGTTTACGAGCGGCCAACATCCTTCGCTGGCAACATCGATCTTGACGATCACCACGAAGGCGGTCTGATTCAAGGGGCGGTCGCGAAATTGGCGCTAAAAGAATCCTTGTTCGGCGATCTCTTCGCCGGCGCTAATGCCCAATGGCAGGCGCATCTCGCGGAGATTCGCAATTACGGTAACCCCACTCTATACGGAGAGGCGCAGGCGGCGCCGAGCGCAACATGACAAAAGACGAACTGGTTGAAAGGGCGAAACGGCAACTCAATGCCGGCGCGCCGCAGCCTCGTAGCTGGCCGGACGCCGAGATAGATATTGACGCCTGTGTATTGCTCGCGGCGAACGATCTCGCCAATGAGGTGATGCGTGATCCGTATCTGCGGGCGCTCCTGCAACAGACTTACTCCGTCCCGCTCGATGCGAACGGGCAGGGTGATCTGTTGGCGGCAACGGGCAGTATCACGGGCGTCGCGGGCGAGATTTTGCTCGACGGCATTAGGTCTGGCGTTGTACTCGATAACGATGGCAATCAATTGTATCCGATCCTCCACTATGCCGACTTCCTGCGGCCTCAGACGACCGCCATCGGTCACTACCATATCAAGGATCGGGACAAGATTTTGACTCGCGCTAAGGGCGTACAAGTAACCGATCCAGGCAGTATTCAGGGCGCCAATGGTCCGCTTGTGATTACAGCCAACTTCACGCCGGCGGATGTCAGCAACTTTCCGCCTGAACTCGACGATAGACTCGTGCAAACCCTTTGCAACGTCGTCGCCCGCAAGGTGACGCCCGCGTAATGCCAATCCCAAAAGATCTTGAACCCTTAGAGATCACCTTCGAGCGGGGATATTTCCCGTCCGCGAGCGCCATCCCGCACGCCGAGTTCCTGGGCACGATCCGCGCAGGATCGAACGTCTGGATACGTCCGACCGGAAAGCCAGAGGTGGCGAACGGGCTGCTTCAAACGTCCTCGCAGAATGTCGGCGCGAGGATATTCGCCGCGAACACCCAGCGGGCGACTTTTGCCGACGCGCTGGTCGGTTCGCGCCTGCCTTACGCCGGCTTGATTCGCCACGACAACGCGGCGCTGATATATGTATCGGAGGCGGCAAATGCGCAGCTTTACCTCGACGAGTTCGCGGTCAGCGGCGTCACGACCTCCCCGACGGCTGGACGCCTGCGCGTGGCGATCCCCAACGGCGGAGGCGGATATGATGACTTCGACGCCGGTTTTGACAAGCCATTACTGACAGCCGCCGATGTCTCCGTCAACACCGCCGATCCCGGCGTACTCGGAAACCGGCCAATGGCCGGACTCATCGGCGTCGCGCTCGCGCCCTGGCGTATCACGACCGACGCGATAGGGCCGCCTTCGGATATCATTTACAGCAACGTTCCGGCTCAAGGGTCGGCCGTAATCACCCTCGGCCTGGCCTCGGGTCTGCCCAGTCATCCCGCCGGACAAGATGGGTGGATCTATTGTGGCACGCGCTGGGATGATCGCAGCGGCGAAATCCGCGTCGTGCGCTACATTCGCCTTCAGCCGCGCGGCACGTTCACCGGGACGCTTGGCTCGCCGAATCTGACGGCGCCTGTCGGCACGTTTTGGATTCAGGACCTGCGCGAGCATGACCTGATCAATATCAGCGGGAATACCTACGAGATCGCGACAGGCGGCGTCACGCCTACGCAGATCACGCTGACTACCAATTTTCTCAGCGCAACCAATAGCGGCTACGCGATAATCATTCGTTCCGCCGCCGCTAACTGGTACGACGCGGAGCTCGGCGCGCTGGTCAGCCAGGACACGGCCGCGCCGCCTCTTTGCGCGGGCGTCCTGAAGTATGCCGGACGCGTCTTTATCTGGGGCGTGGGCGACAAGTCGGCGGCTACGGCCGTCAATCCGACCGGCAACGTGCTTGTTCCAATGCTGCCGTTCAATCCCGAGCACTGCGATCTTACGCAGGCGATCGGCTCGGATTCAGGGAGCGACATACTAAACGCGCTCGGTGGCGACGGGCCGATTTACCTGATGACCATGACGTCGCTCGAAGTTATCAGCTTTACCAGCGACCCAACCGAACCATACAAAATCAAGACAATCGCCCAGCCCGGCTTTAAAGCCGGCACGAATGGCGTGCTCGAAGGCGATTACTTTTACGGCTTTAACGGAATGCCGTTCCGCACTCAGGCCTCGGAAAACCTAGACTTTGAGTTTGCGACGGCGGTCCGCGAGGTCATGAAGACGTGGGACGCGGCCGGCGTGAAGCTGGCGGTAGATCCTATCAATAAGGCCGTGCTCTTTATCTACGACAATGGCAGCACGACGGTTGTGCTGCCGTTTATGACGCAGCATGGAGTATGGGGGCCCGAATTGAATTTCTCGGCGCGGATCATTGATACGCAAGTCGTAGACGGCGCGCTGTATGTGACCTATCTCAGCGGCGGCAATTATCGCGTGAATGAATGGGAGGGCGGTGCCGGGATAGGCGGCACGCGCTATGTCGCGAGCCAGTATTACGACCCGCGCTTGCTCGCGCGCAACCGAGTGAAACGCCTGGCGTTCGTAGGCAAGGCCGGGACCTTGAGAGTTTACGCAGTCCCGCCGGGCGGCGCCGTCCCGGATGTCACCAACACAAGCGCCGCTACAGCAAGTTTTACGCTCTCCGACACGGACATTGCCGAGCCTGAGATCGGGACGAACATCGGCGGCAAGGCGCTCGCTTTCCGCATTGATTTTCCCTCCAACGACGGCAAGTGCGACAAGCTGGTCGCGGCCGGGACGCCGATAGGTGAACGACGATGAGATACGAGGGCCAGAACAGATACGGTGGCGGCGACGGTGGGCATATATATGCGCTGACGCGTCCGAAGCTGACGCCGGCGCAGGTCGGGCAGGTTCAAGTAGGCTTACAGTTGTCGCCTAACGCGCAGCAGCTTTACCCGCAACTGACGGCCGACCAGGATGATTTCTCTCTCAACGTCGGCACCATAACGCACCTTTTCACATCGGACGCGTTGAGGACCATTACCGGCTTTGCCAACGTCGGCATCGGGATTAAGTCGGTCACCAATATAGGCTCTCAGGATGTAGTGCTGGCAAACGACAATGCCGGGAGTCTGGCCCAGAATAGAATTCTGACTCACATGGGCGCGGATATTACGCTGAATCCGGGCGAAAGCGCGCTGATCTTCTATGATTTTGTAACTCAGCGCGTTCGCACGATCGGCTTTACATAATGCTGGAACTCGAACCGTTGCGACGTGACCAGTACGCGCAGGTCGCCAGGTGGGAATTCGGCGAGAACGTCAACATTGACGATTATGCGGGACTTCTGTCCGAGCCCCAGCGGGTGAACTTCGGGGTATATCAAGACGGGCGATTCTGCGCGTCAATTTCAATGGAACAACTCGGGCGCATCATGCGCTTCCACGTCTCGAAGGAGCGTCGAACGATTCATCCGTGGGACCTGGCGAATCTGCTGATCACGCTCGCTGATTATCTCTACCAAAACGGCATAGATGAACTGGAAGCGGCGTTTCCAGCGTGGAATCGCGCGGCGCGCAGGTTGGCTATTCGCAGTTGGATGGCGCCGAAAGGCGAGTACGAGCAAAACGGCGTACAGTTCCAGATCTTTGCGATTAAAAAGGCGGATTACTATGGGCGGATCAACCAAATCGATTCAGACTCCGTACGCAAGCAATCAGCAAACCGCTAATACATACTCTTATATGTCGCCGCTCTCGGCCGGCTCGCCCGGTGTCGAGGATTTTCTCGGTCTGCCACTCAACTTCGGCGACCCGAACGCCTATCAAGGCAAGGCGTATCAGGATATCCCCACCGACTTCAATGTCGATCCGGGTGTCGCGCGTCGCCATGACCTCGCCGAGCAAGCCGTTACGGATAGATATAACTCGGCGTTCTCAAGCGGCGTGCCGACTTTCATCCGCCAGGCGAACATGGAGAAAGAACTGCGTGCGGAGAGGTCGAATGCGGCCACCGAAGACCAGCAGGCGCAGTACCAGAATCAGCAATTGAAAAATCAGGCGCTGACGACGCGCGCGCAGATGGCGGACCAGTCTGAGCTTAATAAGGCCAATATGGCTAACAATATTGCCTCGCAGACGACGGCGGCGGACCTTGAACGGCGACGGCTACTGCTGCCGCAGCTTGTCCAGACGGGCGGCAATTCGTCGGGCAGTGGCTACGGCACGCAGGTCGTGCAGCAGCCTGGTTTTCTCAATAGCTTTTTAGGCGCGGCCGGTCAGGTAGGCAGCGCTGCTGTGACCAAGATTTAGGTATGATTTGGTGGCTTATTTTCATGGCGCTCAGCGGGGCCTCGGTCGCGGGTAGGATCTTATTCGTCCCGGCTGAATACCGCAGCAATTACAAGCGGTGCCGCAAGGATGCCGAGTTCTGGCTGGTCGCCGCTCTGTCATTTTCGATCTGGATAGTCGCGGCGATTCAGAGCTTTGTTGCCCCCGGCTCGTTCCCGGTCGTGGCGCGAATAATCGGTACTGTACTTCTTGCTGTCGGCAGCGTTCTGCACATTTGGGCGCATCGCGTCAATTCGTGCTTCGTCCCGGCCATCATCTACATCCCGCCGGACCTTCGAGTGAAGGACGGACCATATCGCTTTTGCAGCCATCCAGGCTACTTCGGCTTCATTCTCTCTGCCTGTGGCGACGCAGGGCTGCTCGGCCAATGGTGGGCGGTGTTCCCGATGATCGCTTATGTGATGTTGATCGTTCGCCGAGGAATTATCGAAAACCGGATCCTCTCCGGAAAACTCCAATGAATTACTACCAGGCAAGACAGCGCGAAAAGGATCATCGCTGGGATTACACCAAGGGCAACGATGACGACATCCGGCCGGTCGGTTACTGCGCCGGCTGGCGCGAGTGGAAGCCGTTCGATCTCTACGACGAGGCTCACAATGATCAATGGAAGCGTGAATGGGAGGAGAAACTCCTACCGCACAAGGACAAATATCACTCCGACGGCCACGCGACGGCGGAAGAAGCGGCAGAGTGTTACAAGCGCTACCTGCTCGATCATCGCTTGAAACTCAATCTGAAAGACCCGAACTCGGCGCATAAGTGCGAAGCGTGCGGCGACCTCACGCAATTCCTCGCCGATTTGGATTCTCATTACTGGATCCTGTGCGAGCGACACAATAACCGCGAGACCGTGGAGACTCTTTTCGAATCTCCGGGCGCAATCATTTCGAGTTACTGAATTACGAATATATGAAAAAACTTCTTTTCCTGCTCGTTGCCTTCTTTGCTCTCACAGCACGCGCATTCTGTACGGACATTGATATAGGCGCGTCGAACATCGTCGGACTGAACACGAGCAATGCTGGCGTGGACACACCGCTCAGTGGGGTAACGGTCACGCTCGGCTCGGCCGCCGTCACTTGCTCGAACTGCTTGCCCACCGGAGCGGTCGGCATCAGCGGCCTCAAGGTATCGCTCGGGACGCCGGCGGTCACTTACGATATCGCATCTGTCGCCTCCCGGAGCGTATTTACGCTGACGAGCAACTACCTCGCCACTTCCGGCACGGTGACTGGAACTCTGTACAAGTTCGTCCACTTGCGCATTTATGTCACGTCGCCCTTCGTCCCTGCTGGCTCGACGACCGTGATCCAGTCCGGCTCGCCTGGCACGACTGCATGGTATCGGCGATACGGCGTGAGCGTCATCAACGACGGAGCGCAGAATGTCGCCTACATACCTCAGATCGACAATCTGCCGGCCACGACCGACAGCAGTAACCCATTAGCGACCTACGTCGCGGGACTGTACACGCAGGCCGGCGGATTCATGCAGAGCTATCCGGGTTGCGTGGATGAATTCAAACTGAACCATCTAACCACGCCGACGAGCTGGGCGCAGATCTGCTCTTTCAACAGCACCCCGCCGACGCCTCCAAGTCCGCCCGCCAACTTCTACACGGCCGCGCAGATTGATGCGAGATTCCCGAGCTGCACGATCAATCAACTGATCTATTACGCGTCTACGGGCAACGTGCAGACCTGCCTGACGATCAACCCGTCACAGTTCACGATCTCTGCTGGCCAACTTAGTGTCAATAACGTTCTCAATCGGATTCAGGAAGAGGGAAGTAATTTACCGCAGCAGCCGACGCTGAACTTTATCGGCAGCGGACTGACGGCCGCCGACGATCCGGGGAATTCTCGCACCAATGTCACAGTGGATTCGGACCTGAATGCGCTTGCGTCCAATTCGACAAATGGTTTTTGGGCGCGGACAGGCGCGGGGACGGGCGCCGCGAGACTCTTCCAAGCGCCAGCCGCAGGATTCACGATCACGAACAATGATGGCGTGAGCGGCAATCCGACATTTGTCCTGGCCAACGACCTCGCGGCAGTCGAGGGCCTTTCTACCAGCGGCATCGCCACGCGAACCGCCACTGACACATGGACGACGCGAACTATCACCGGGACGGCAAATCGGATCGGCGTAACGAACGGCGACGGGGTGGCCGGGAATCCGACGCTGGACATTGGCTCCGATGTCGTCACGCTGGCCGGGACGCAGACGCTCGCCAATAAGACCCTGACCTCGCCGAGAATTGGGACATCCATTCTCGATGTCAATGGCAATACGTTTGTTACTCTCTCGCCAGCGGGCAGTGCGGTCAACGGATTCACGCTGAGCAACAGCGCGACGGGCGCGAGTCCAAGTTTCAGTCCGACCGGAAGCGATAGCAATCTTGACTTCACGATTACGCCGAAAGGGACTGGCAAGCTCGGCGTCGGAACGCCGGGCGGTTCGCCTGTGGCCGGGATCATCGGCGGGCCGGACGCTAGCGGAACGAATACCGCTGGCGTCGCGCTTGATTTGCATGGCGGTCGGGGGACAGGTAACGCCGAGCAGGGACAGCTAGCCGCACGGTATCCGTTGCAAACGGGAAGCGGGACGACCGTGCAATCGCTCAGCACTTCGCGATTCCCAGTCTCAACCTCGGTATATAGCAATGTCACTGCCGGCAATGCTGTTGCTAATACGACCACTGAAACATCAATCCTCACCGGCGCGACGGGGAGCACAGGTTCGACGTTGACATTGCAGGGCGGCGTCACTATGGCGGGCACGGTGTACCGCATCAGGCTATTTGGAACTTTCACCACGACCGGCACGCCCACAATACAGTTCCGCATATATTTCGGCGCCACCCTGATAGCCAACGGAACAGCAGTAACTAGCCCAAATAATTCAAACGGACTCTTTGCCATTCAGGCGGACATATACGCCGCAGCGGTCGGCGCTGGCGGCTCCGTGAGAGTCTACATGCGTGGCGAGCTAACAGCGGGGACTGGCACAATCACGCCAACAAACTTCCTTGCCAGCGGCGCGAGTGTGGTGGTTGATTTCACCGCTAATCAAGTGATCGATATTACCGCGCAGTGGGGAACGGCGAACGCGGCCAACACACTTCAATTCCTGCGTGGTTATATTGAGCGGATCAGATAGAATGGGCGTCATGGACAGACAAGGAAAACTTGCCGTTTTAATCGGCGCCGCGAGCGCATGCGGGACGACCTGCTTCGCAGCGTTGTAACCGACGTGCGCCAGCGCGTGGGGGCGGATGTTCTGGTGAATGGCGTCAGTTTTGGTGTTGATTGGATCGAGGCCGTTGCCTTCGCCTCGCAGATTTAGAGGTAGAGATTATGCCAATATTTCCACTTGCCAATGACCGCCGCCGACTTCTGGTCGCACGGGGGCTATTAGACAGAGATATGACGATGACGCCGTCGATCAACCCCGACGCGCCTACGCCTATCAGGCTGCCGGACATTCCCGCGCCAAGCCCGCGCCCTCTCCCCGCGCCGCCGCGCGGCATCCCTGGCGCAATAGCGAATGGGCCGATGCCCAGCTCGCCGCAGCCAGGTGATCTACCGGAAGTGGGCATGGGGCCAATCACGCCGATGCCAGCGCCTGTGTCGTCTGGGCCGCCTGCCGGTATAGGCGGACCGCCTCCAGTCAAGCAGCCAACTCGTTATGAAGAGAAGAAGGAGGCGTTAGACGCCTATCTGCAAAAGACGCCCGGGCGAGTCAAATCTGCCGCGCTTAACGCGCTCAAGGGCGCGGCGCAAGGGTTCGCCACAGGCGGCGGCCTCGGCGCAGCTGTGGGCGGCGCAGTTGCCGGTGGCGCGTTCGGCGGAATCAATCCAAAGGGCGCCAGGGAAATGGAGTTCAATCAGAAGATCCTGCCGAAGATTCAAGAGCGGTGGGCGTACGAGGACGCCGATCGCGCGGCTGCGCGCCAGGCGGCGGCTGACGCAATGGACGCGGAGCTGAAGAGATCTCAAGCCGCGAAGAATACGGCGGACGCGCGCAGGGCGCTCATGCCGGTAGCGCCGAAGGCTCCAGCTCCGATCAAGACGGCGCGCGGACTCTACGATACGACAACCGGCCAGATCATTGCCGGCACTGAGCCATTACCGAAAGAGACGAAGGCTTCGCCGGCGGACGAAAAGGCCAGAATCGCCGCACAACTCGATGCCCAACAGGGCACGGTCGAAGAGGAGTCGCAGCGCAGTATGGAAGGCCGGCGTGAGATGCTGAAGAAACATCTCACGCCCGACGAGCGTCGCATCGTTGAAGGCAAGATAACCAAAGACGACTTTCCGGACACTATCAAGAGCGCTCACGCCAAATGGGGCAAGATACAAGCGGACGAACTGAAGTCCATCCAGCGAGACACAGCGCAGAGAAGGAAGGCAGAGATTGACCGGCGCAGGCTTGGTAGGAAAGGGATGCCGGGGCGCACGGCGATCTCAGTGAGCGAGGCGGCTGACCTGTTGAAGTAGCCTTATGCCACAAGACCCACAACCGAAAACCGAACTAACCCTCGACGAGTTTCGCGAGCAGGCCCGTGAGCGCTATGGCATTCCGAAGGGCTTGTGGGAGAGCATTAGGGGGCAGGAATCGGGCGGCGATGTGAACGCCGTCTCCCCGACCGGTGTGCGTGGAGAATTTCAACTCACACAGGCTACCGCGAGTGGTTACGGCCTCGATCGGAACGATCCTTTTCACCAGATCGCCGGCGCGGCGAAGAATTTACGCGAAGGATACGAGCGGTATTCAAACCTGAAGGACGATAATCAGCGCTGGCTTGCGGCTGCCGGGTATTATTATGGTGGGCCGGACGCCGTAAAGTCGGACGGCGCACTGAGCGCAAAATCAAAAGACGGTCTCTCGAATCCTTCGGCTTACGTCACAACCGTTGCAAAACGCTGGAAGGCATACAACGACTCTCAGCCAGCCACTTCACCCCAAGCGCCAGGGACTGCGCCATCCGATGGGATGCGCTTCGATTTGAGCGGGCAACAAGCCGCGAAACCGACATCCACTCCATCGCCCGCCGGCACGCCGGGCAATCCCTTCCCGCCGACGCCTAAACCGCTCACGCCACAGGAAACGAAAGCGTCCGATGCCGAGGTCGCGCGCAGGCAAAGACAGAGTGTACTTACTGGCCAGATCAAGGCGTTCGAGGATCTCAAGCGCCAAGGGGATCTCCAGAGAGCGAACCAGGTTGCCGCCTATATCAAGAATCGCTTCGGCGATCTGATGGAAGTAGGCGTGGGCGAAGGCGGCTGGCCATATGTGAAGCCAAAGGCCGGGACCGGATTCGCTCCGGCGTCTCAAGCCGCGGCCACGGCGCCGTCCGCCGAAGAGGAGCGACAGCGCGCAGAGTATTACTCGCAGCCGCTTTACCGGCAGCTCGGACAGGAAATACTCAGCGGCGCCGCGGAGGCGGGCGCGGGCATCAACCGCGGTGTCCACAGAATTACCGATCCGCTGATGCGCGCGGTCGGGCAGGGCGAACAGGTCGAGGCCGAGCAGGCGAGAGGGGAAGAGGCGGCCAGGCAGCTGGCGAGGGAAGAAGCGATCGCCAATCGGATGCGAAGCAGGGTCGTTCGAGGAACCGCGGCGGGCGCCGGACAGGCGCTGACGCTCGCGCCCGCGGCCGCGCTTACCGGACCCGCGGGCGTGACGGCTCTCACCGCTCTCGAATCCGACGTCGAACACGATCCGGCGGGCGCTCTGGCTTCGACTATCGCGGCGCCGGTTGCGATGGCCGCCGGTAAGGCGTTATCACCTCTGGCCGGCCGCGCGTCCGCCCGCTTCGCCTCGACACCCGCGCAGAAAGCCGCGCAGTTGGCCGTTGAAGGAGCCACCGGCGCGGGCTTGAACGCAGGCCAATATGCGGCCACCTCGGCTGCTCTCGGACGGCCGATTACCGCCGAAGACGTGGCCGAGCAGGCTATGACAGGCGCCGGACTGCAAATGGCGATGGCGCCGAGAATCTCTCGCGCTGGGGCAGCGAGCGGTGTTGATTTGGGCGTCCCTAAAGCCCCGGCCCAGGCTCCGGGAGCGAAGGACGTCGGTATTCGTCAGGCGATCGATCGTTACACGCAGACGGTAGATACCATCAACCGCTCGAACGTGGATCCGGGAACGAAAGCCGCGCAACTGGCCGAGGCCCGCGCCAACTTCCAGGCCGAAAGAGCCGCGGCGCGCCAGGCCTCGCAGGCGCCGGTTGAGCAAGCCGCGCCTCCGGAGGCCGCGCCGCAAGCGGAAATATCCACATTACCACCGGGTGTAAAGATCCTCCGACAGGGCGAGCAAATCCCGCCGCGTGAAAAAGGTCAGCGACAGATACCGTTCGACATTGAGCAGCCTGACGGCGCGGTAGAGACCGTTCTTGTCCTGGCTCCGGATCGGATTGATGGCCGCCGTGTGAACGAAACGATGCTGCGTCCGATGATCGAGCAGGCGCTGCGCCCACAGTCTCAACCGACCGCTCAGCCAGAACTATCGACCGTACAACCTGGGGCGGAGTCGCTACCGCCCCAGCCTCAACCCACAGCGTCTAGGGTAACGCCAACGTCAGATCCGTTGTTTACTCGCGCTCAGCAGACGCTGAGCCGTGGCGGAATGGATATCAACGACCGTTACGCCTCCACCTATCTGCAAAATCGCCTCGGCGTCGGCAGGTCGCGCGCCGATCAGATCATAAAACAATTACAGGCGTCGGCTGCGTCCAAATTACCAGCGCCGACTACGGATCTAACTGGACGTTTGCGTGGCGCAATCCTGGCGCAGCCGTCGTCACAGGAGCTGAATCCAGAGCCGTTCGGATACGTGTCGCCGCGCAAACTCTTACCACCGGCCAGCACGCAAATGCTGCCAACGGAAAGCCTGACCGGTTTCCCAAATGCGCCGGAAACCGCCGAAATGCCGCCGGTGCAGGGGCCAGCGCAGCCGACAGATCAAATGCCTGCGATCAGAGAACGGATCGCCGCCGAGAATGCGACGACACGGACATTACCCGGGCAGCCTCAGGCGTCGCAATCGCCGGTACGGCAGACGGTGGAACAACGGCGAACCGCGCAGGCCGCAGTGGCGGAGACTCTCGCGCAGGAGCCGACGAACCGGATCATCGAAGGCGCTGGCGCTGAACTGCCGCGCGGCGTATCGAAGCCGCTCGAAGGCCAGCCGATCGAGACGCCAGGCGCGCGCCGTCCCCCGACCGAACGCCTTCAAGTCTCCAAGGCGACTGACGCGAATATTGATTCGCTCAGGGCGAGGCGTGATGCGCTCGGCAGGCTCGCCTATGACCGCCGCGGCAATTTCACCGGAGACTTGAGAGACGAATACAACGAACTGCAGGCCGCGATCCGCGACTATGACAATGAGCGTGCTCCAAAGGAACTCGCCCCGCCGCCTGGCGGACGTCCGGAGCAGATAGCTCCGCCTCCGGAGGAGCGATCGGCCAGGCGCGCCGCACTCGAGCCCCGGACGGGACCGATGCCGGAAACACTGGCGCCGGGGCGGAAGGTGACGCAGGAAGTTCAAGTCCCAGGCGGCCCGAAGGTTGCCGAGAGCCACGTTTCCCGCGAGGATGCTCGGCAGGGTCATTTCGAGCGGCTCAGCGACGAGGAGCTCGTGGATGAGATTCGCGGGCTTCAAGAGATCAAGAATCAGGCTATTCGCGGCCGATCGAAGCTCACGCCGGCGCAGGTCGAAGCGAACAACTTCGACCTGAAGGTCGCGATTGATCAGCAGAAAGAACGGCGAAGACTTCAGCAGCAGATTGGCATTGAGCCGGCCAATCGGATTGCGCCGCGAACACCGGGGCGCGCAGCGAAGGCGGCGGAAGCGCCACCGGAAGGTCGTCAGATTCAGCACAGCACGTTGGGCCTGGTGACTGAGAGCGCCAACCAGAAAGGCGTCCCACGGGGTAAGCTGCGCGTGATTGACGCCGAAGGTAACGATCGGACGATCCAGAATCCAAGGGCCAGAGGTGGCGGAAATAGACAGGCCGCCTTCGTAAAATCAACCGGCGCTATCCCCGCCGGCGCGATGCCCGAATTGACAGCGCCGAACGCGCCGCGATCACCGCTTGCGGGAAAAACCGTAGCGGCCAAAGCGGGCCCGCGCGCCAGTTATGCTATCCCGGCGGAGGCGATGCCTGAGCTGAGGGGCAAGGCGGCGACGCCGGCCGAGCTCGTGCGAGGCATGCTGAAAATAAAACCATCAGCGCGTGGTGGCGCACCGGTATCAATCAGCCGATTGCGCGCGGAGTTTCCAAACATGAGCAAGGCCGACTTCGACGCGGCGATGGTCAAGCTCAGGGATGAAGGGCGGATCGCCTTACACCGCCACGATTATCCGCAGTCATTATCCGAGGCCGATCGCGGCGATTTGGTTCAAGATGACAAAGGCAATCACTACATCGCGGCGACGTTCCGGGAAGGCAAGGGCCACGTGATGGGCTCCGGCTTCGGCGCGCTTCAGGGGCTCTTCAGCAAGCGCGGCGCGCCTAAGGCCAACCCGACGAAAGCTGATATTGAAACCGAGGGGCTTGGGTCTACGATCGGCAAGTACGCCAAAGGCCTCGGCAACGAAATGCGGACGTTGATGACCTCGTTCGACTTTGGCGCCCCTGGCGCTCAAGGCTTCTGGCTCAGCGCGTCGCATCCGTCCAAAGTACCTGGCTCAATGTCGAAGATGTTTCGCTCTCTGTCTCAATCGCAGAGCGACGCCATCGACACCGAAATCGCATTCCATCCGCTACGCAAGCTCGCCGAGAAGTCCGGTGTATATTTCGCGACGGGCGAGCGGCTGAAGGGCAACAAGGCGGGCGGGGAAGAGGCTTATCGCGGTTTTCTCGCTGAAAAACCGGGCTTCCGGCAGCTCGAACGAGGCTATCGGACCTATCTCGATACGCTACGTATGTCCGTGTGGGAAAGCTATGTCAAGTCGCTGGATAAGGCCGGCATCACCTGGGAGAACAATCCCAAAGCCTATAAGGACGCGGCCGCGTTCATCAATATCGCTTCCGGTCGCGGGCAGTTGCGCAAGGGCGGCATGGTTGAACAAGCGTCTGACCTGATGGGCGCCACCATTTTCGCGCCGCGCAACCTGGTCGCTAATTTCCAATTGCTCGATCCGGTGAGATATGCGCGGATGGAGCCCGCGGCGCGCAAACTGGCGCTGAAAGATTCGCTGACGACGCTCGGCGCAATGGTCGGCACGGCGGCGCTCCTGAACGCGGCGGGCGTCAAGGTCGGATTCAATCCGCTGGACGATGACTTTATGCAGGCGCGCGCTGGCAACACGCGACTCGATCTGACGTTCGGCAAGAAGTCGCAAGTGCAATTTGTGGCACGATTGATTGCGGCCGCCTACAACAGCGCCAGAGGTGAGGGGAATTTACCGGGCAAGGACGCCCTCAGCGTGGCCCAAAAGTTTGCGGAAGGCAAAGCATCGCCCCTTCTCTCGGACGTCTTGGCGTTTGGGCGCGGACGGACATTTGAAGGCAAATCCTTCAAGGAAATGTCTACGGCGGAAAAAGTATGGGAAATGGCGCCGGTCCCGATGCTGCTCAAGGATCTGACCGACGCGTATCGCGAGGAAGGCAAGACTGGCGCGGCAAAGACATCGCTGTCGGCTCTCGGCGCACGCATAAATACCTATCCCGACCGCGCGAAGCCGGACTTCATTGAGACGCCGCCCGAGCTGCGCGCTGAACAGAAAGCCGCCGGAATGACAAGATCGGTTCTCGAACCGAAACGCGGTGAGGAACCTGCGCAGGCTGCGCCGAAGCCTATAACCCAACAACTTAAGGACATCTTCACCTACCAGGGGCCGAAGTCACTAAAGAAGGGCGAGGAGACGCCTGCGCAGTTTGCGGCGCGGCGATCACTCGCGAACGAGTGGAATACGAAGTACGGACTGGAATTGGTCAGATCGGAGGGCTACAAAGCAGCGCTGCCGGAAGTGCGGAAAGCCGCATTGAAATACCTCAATGAACAAATCTCGAAGCAGAGCGGCGAGAAACGTCCAGCTCTCTACCTGTTCAATCCGGCTCGTATCCTGGAGAGCGTGCGGGAATCGGAGCGGAAGGAGAGGCGGAAGGCGGCTGCGGCGGCGTTGCAGTAGGGGATTGCAAAATTTGCAAAAGGGAAGGCCGGCTAGGGAATTAAGCCCTGGCCGGCCTTTTTGTTTGTGGCGCTCCTAGATAAAGGCGGCGGGCGAGATACTGAAGAGTTCGCCCAGCGCTTTCGCGTTCGCCTTACTGATTCCGCGCTTGCCGTTGACTACTTCCGAAGTGATCCCCTTGGAGCCGAAGATCGGGACCAGGTCGGACTGTTTGAGGTCGTTCGCGGCCATCAACTCGTGTAGCACTTCAAGCGGCGTGGCCTTACGTGGTTTATAGTATCTCTTCTCGAAATCTTCGATCAGATGCACGAGCAGGTCGAGCAGCGTATTTTCTTCAGGCGACAGATTCTCCTCGCCCTTGCGCATCAGTTTCTCGACGATCGCCAGGTACTGTTCATTCTGCTCCTCGGTCTGGATGACGGCCGGAAGCGTTTGGGCGAGCAGGGAGCCGTATTTCTTCGGATCACCCGGAACCGCAATCAGCTTTCCATTTGCCTTTGTCATAGTCGTTATGGGTCAGAATCGCTCTGATGTAAACGGCGTGAGTCCGATAGTTGACCCACGCGATTAGTCGATATTTATTGCCGCCGATGTCGAATACTGTGCAATTCTTGTAGAAGTCCGCTGACCTGAATGTTTTACGCACGTCGGCGGGCGTCTTCCAATCGGCGTTCTTGACAGCCGTATACCAGCCTTCGAGGGCCGTCTCGCTATCAGGATGCTTCTCGTAAAATTCGCGTAATTTAGGGTAGGAAATAATCCGCATTTCCCCGGCTCCTTCAGTCTGAAAAAAATTATGCGAGTCATGATTCCCCACTTCCTTACTTCGCGATCATCATTCTGACGCGGCTAGGTTCTCATATAGAGAACTAGGTGTCAAGCGCAGCACTGGTCGCAAAATTTGCAAAGAGACGCGCGTCAGTCATCATTCTGCGCTCAGTTTTAAGGCCAAATCACGCCCTTTCGTCGGGTGCGCGTAGAGCCCTGTGGTTGCAATGCTGGCGTGTCCTACAGCCTCACTCACGTCGGCCAGAGGCGCGTTCTCTGCCAGCAGGTGAGACACATAAGCGTGCCTGAACTGGTGAGGGTGAACGTCTGCGACGCCAGCGGCGATGCCGGCCTTCTTTACGACCTTCCAAGCGTTCTGTGACGAGAAAGGGAAGGGGTGATCCTTATCATCAGCGGCGCCGCGCAGCGCCATCAGGTCTCGCCATAGGTCGGCTGGCAGAAAGACCATACGTCTCTTTCCGCCCTTGCCGAGAATATGAGCCTCGCCGGCGTCGTCGAGTTGGCGTAGGTCGCGCCAGCGAAGCCCTAGCGCCTCGCTGATCCGCACGCCAGTCAGGTAGAGGAATTTGAGTAGCGCGTGGTGCAGGGAATTAGCCGCCGTAGCGGCGATGATGGCGCGGATCTGTTCGACCGTGAGCAGTTCATCGTGATTGATTGAGCGATCTATCTTTGTTCGTTCAATCCGCGCCAGGTTCAGCTCCGTCACCTCGCGATTGTTCAAGAAGCGATAGAAACTGCAGACGCTGGCCATCTTCCGCGCGCGCGTCTTCTCGGCGCCGTACTCGTCGGCCAGGTAAGACTGGTAGTCCTGCAGGTCGGCGACTTCGACCTGGTCGAATGGCTTTCCCGCGCGCTTCAGGAACGCTTTCACGTCGGCCCGGTAGGCGAGGGCGGTGTGTTCGCTGCGGCGCTTGCCGGTCGGCTTGAGCCATTCGGCGATCCAGAAATCCACGTCGCTAAATCCTTTGTTTTCGTCTTGCGAATGGTTCATATAATTCCCGTTATATCGCTACGGCAAGAACCGTCTTAAGTGCGCAATCCCAGCTTCCAGCGCATCGAAATACCTTACGCCAAAATGATGACAGACGACCTCGACGTTGCCTTTACGCCAGAATCCATCGGGGCAGCAGACGATCAACTTGCCTGACCGCGCGAACAGTCCTAGCTCCAGGAGCGTGATCGGCGATTTGGTGTCCGGAGCGAAGTACATGAAAATCTTGTCGGCCATCTCCTGCGCGACGATCTCCCATTCGACTTGCCCTCTGAATTGGGCGTTGGCGATCGATTGAATCCATGAAGCGTCCCAGTCGTCGCGCCGCGGATTCAGTATCGTTAGATTCGGCACGTCCGACAGGTCGCGCACAACCCTCTCCTGCCAGTTCTCGGCCTTCCCCATCTCGATGCTGCCGGCAAGAAAGATGCGCCTCGGCAGCGCTTCAGGCGCTTTTATTTCCTGCATCGCTCAATTCTCCTTTTACCGTCGTGGCAAACCATCGCGGCAGACAGCCGGACCCCGCGGGTAAGCCATTTATCGAATAGCCTGAATGCGGCTTTGAGTTTCATTTGATATTGACTCCGCACTGAATGCACATGATAGATTCCGCGCCGCTCGGGAACGACATCACGCGCTTGCGATAGTGCTTGCAATACTCAGCGGGGATTTGAACGAGAGGATTCAGGATCTGAAACAGGGCGTCCTGATAGATCTCGTCAGCGCTAGCGTTCCACTTACTGGGCGGGACTAAAATATCCCCTCCGGGATTATGTTCCGCGATTTCCTGTCGTCCTGTCATTCCTCTTACCCCTTAATCCCGGAACGGGCATTCAAACTCGCAATATTCGCTTCCAGCCAGCGAGCAGCCGCCGCCGGCCGTCATCCCACATTCGTCAAGCAGATCGTCGATCGCGTCCTCGTCGGTGTAGCCGTCGAACTCGTCATCATCCGGCGGATCGTAATTGATCTCGTGATGTTCTTTCTGCTCTCTGATCCTCTGCTCTAGTTTGCCTTCCGCTTTCTTCACGGCCATACGATCTCATCCTCCCCGAGCGGCTCGTGCTCGGCCGCCATCCGATCAATCACGCCTAACAACTCCATGTCCCAATCCTGGCCGACCGCAAGCGCTTCTTTGGCGCGCTCCAGGCACGTTTCCTTCGTCTCGTTGATCACTTTAAACACGGTGTCCCACTTGTCCGACTTCCACTCGTCCCGCCGGCGGCGCGTGTTATTGCAGGCGTCGAGGACGACCACCGAATGGCCGGCCAGGAAGAGCGCGGAAACCATTGCCTTCGCCGTCGCCCAAACGAACGGCTCGGCCTCGCCGATAAAACGCTGGCCGTGGATCGCGAGGCGAATGCTGTCCGGGTTGACGATCGGGTACGCCTGGCTCTGGCTCCAGGTGCTCTTCCCTGACCGTGGCAGCCCGACGGTCGCGATCAGCAGCTTGTCGGTCTTCCTCGGGATCGCGTCGATGGCGTCCATCTTCGGGTCGCCGACGAAGACGGTCTCGTTGCCGATCATGCCGTTTCTCACCATGTCGTCAGCGATGGCCTGCTCGGTCTGGCCGTACAGGATGACGACCTGGCCGGCCTGCTCGACGCCGAAGGACTTGAGCGACGTCAGGATCGGCTGGCCGGCCTTCAGGCGCTGGACGTTGACCTCGGACAGGCCGAGGATGAATATCGGGTTGTTCGGGTTTGTAACGCTCGCTTTAATCACTATTTCTCCTCCATCTGTAATGCCAGTGCGTGAAAGTTCGAAAGCACAGCCAATGCAGGCCTCCACTGTATTTGACGTAGGCCGGTTTCCAGCGCCAGCACGACAGGTCGATGATGATCTCGAATTCGACGCCGACGATCGGCCGGCCGTTGTAGCGCCCACGCGGCCATTCCCATGGCGGCCACTCCTCCTCGACGCGCTCGAAGCATTCGTCGGCCGGATGGATGCGAATCCAATTCCGGCCCCAGAACAGGCCCGTCGTGCGCGCCCATTTGCCGCCGCGCCAGCGGCGATACCAGCGAAATCTAGCTAGAAAAATATCCATCGCGCTCGGCAATCGGAAGCCGTTCTCGTAAAGAATGTGGCCGACGTCCTGGCCTTCAATCCCCAGCACTGCGAAGGTCTTCTTGCACTTCCTGCACGTGGCGAAGCTCAGGCGCTGGCGTTCGAGACGCTGATTGCCGGCTGTCGATCTACGCATCGATCTCCTCCGGCCATTCCACGTCGGCGCCGCGAAAGTTCTCCGCCTTGGCCAGGAAGTCGGCGAGCCACTCGCCCGCCTTCTCTTCTCGCTTGAAAGCGCTCTCGCAGTCGCGCGAGCACAGCGTAACCAGAGCCGAGTCGCCGTTGGGCAGCGGGATCTCCGCGCTCAGGATGACGCCAGCCTTCCCGCAGTAGTTGCAGACGAGCGCCGGCGGCGAGACGTGTTCATGCTCGCGGAATACCAGGTCCTGGAATCTCACTCTTTTCCTCCTTCGCCCGCCTCCCGCACGATCGGCGTCGGCTCAATCCGGAGCCAGGCCGCGGCGCCGTCGCGCTGGATGCCGATTTTCTGGCCGTCCGACAAGTAGATGGCGAACGCTTGGCCATGTTGGTTAGTGAGCGTCTTGACGATCGCCGAGCCGGAGTGATGTTTCTCGCAATGCTCTATTCTGTCAGCGAGCGCGGCTTCGGCCTGCTCGGCGCGGCGGTTCGCCTGGTTGCGCTGGGCTTCGTATCCGATCGACATCTCCAAAGCCCGGTTACGCTCGGATACGGCCTCATCGAGCGTTTGCCGTCCTTCCTTCAACTTTGCCCTTAACTCTTCGGTCTTCGCCTGGGCGTCTTTCAAGTCGGCCATGATTTGCAAATTTTGCGGAGCGGCTTCTCCTCTCGCCTCGTTGGCCAGGCGCGCGTAAGCCTCGGCGTCTTCGGCGCGCTCGAAGCACGCGACCTGGCGGCCTAGCATGCCGTACTGAAGTTCGAAGACCGTTCTATGATCGGCGTGTAGTTTCATTTCCTCTTCCCTTTCTTGGCCGGCTTTCTCCGTCCGGTCAGCACGTCCTCAATCAAATCCGCCACCGGCCGCTCGCCCCAGCCGCCCAGATCGCGTCCGTCTTCGTCAATCAGGACGAGGCGTTTCGCTTTCTGTCCGTTGCCGGTCGTGAATAAGAGCGCGGCGATTTGTTGAGCCAGCTCTTTCGGCGTCATCATTTCCCTCCTCCTGTCCCGCCGATCGCCGGCAACAGCGGCGGCATCTGGTTTGTCAGATACGCCTTCTCGATATTCGGCAAGACGTGCTCGCCGACGGTCTGCCCGTCGGGCATAATGATGTAACTTAAAAACTCTTCTTCAAACGTCGCGATTCCACTCTCGACCGCCTCGAGCTTCGCCTTGATCGCCAGCGCGAGCGCGCGCCAGCGCTGCCGGCAGGACTGCTCCCACTCCTTGAAAGCCGCATCGGACGTCCGCTGTATCTTCCGGCCCGGCGTCTTCCAGAACCTGGGATCCTTGCGATTTGGAAGCGGAAGGACGAAGCGAATGCGGCGGTTCGCGATCTCGAACATGATCGCCGCGCGCTCCTCTTCCTCCAGGTAGGCGAACTTCGTAGCGCCGTACCTGGTGAGCGTCTTTCGGATCTCCGCTTGTGATTGTTCGCTGCTGACCGATGTGTCTTTTGCGTATTGCAATGCGCCATTCCCTCTCTTTCCCCGTTTAGCCGACAATCAAAGTTTTCAGATTCAAAAACGTCATCCGAATCTGCGCCCGAGCGCGGCCAATCGGTGTTATGCCCGCCAACCCGCGCAGTTCTTCTATATGCCAGGGTCGCAATTCCTGTCCCTGCTCGGTTTCCCAATACATTACTGATTTCGGATCAGATTCGTGGCCGGCTCCCGCGCAGTGCAATATCTCGTGAAGCAGGATATTGCCGTCCTCGTCCTGGCGGTACGCATAGTCAATTGTCCCGGTGATCGCGTGCGAATAGCCGACGACGTGGCCGCCGGATACTGGAATTCCGGGCCCTTCCATAAGGTTTATCGTCACATCCGCCTCTTCCGGCTTATCAGCGATTGCGAACAGCACGCCGTCATGGATCAGCTTTAGACGGAGTCTGTCCACTATTGGAGTGATATCGCCGCCGGTCGCGTAAATCCTGATGGGCGCGTGAGAGGGCTCTGGCGTATAAGCGCCGAGACTGACGAGAGCCACGATCGGGATAAGGATGTAAATCAATCTTTTGTTCATCACATTACCCAATCTGATTCCCGCACGCCGGGCAGGTCGTCTCTTCCGTCCACGCTTGGCATTCCTGGCATATCCTCGCGTACCAGACCTCGATCAAGATCCGATATGGAAGCGTCCCGGTCGCCGGCGCTTCCACTAGCTTCGCCCTCAACCCCTCGTCCAGGGCTTGATCGAATCCGGCTTGCAAGATTGAGAGACCGACTTCGGAACCGGCTGGCTTCCAATCTGCTGGCCGCGTGTCGTCCCGACCCTGGTCGCCCGGCGAGCGCTCGCTCGATTTTTGGGGTAATTTTGCCGCCTTGCCGCGTGACTTTGCGGAATTCTTGGGGTGTATCGTTGGACTCTGTGAATCGTAATTTGAATCTGTAGTAGGCTCCATTTCGCTCCATCCTCCATAGCTTGCTCCAACCGGTTGACTGGGCAAACTCTGTATTTGCAAGAGTTGCTATTGGGGTGTTTGGGGTGTTTCCCCAAGATCGATCTTGGGGTGTTTGGGGTGTTTCCCCAAGATCGATCTTGGGGTGTTTGGGGTGTTTCCCCAACTTTTCCGTGGCGTTTGTCCCATCAGCTTTTGGGGTATTTACCTCCACTTCCCTAAAAATGTCTCTAACCACTGGCGCGCGATCGCTGTCTCCGGGGCCGGAAGGAACAGGTAAAACCCTATCAGGAAGATCAGCCCCAGAATCACTTGCCATATTCGTTTCGGCGCCATCCGTATCGTCGTGAATCGTTTGAATTGTCGTTTCATCATTCACCTCTTTCGCCGCCCATCGAACCGTCGAATCCGGTGCGGCCCCTACCCCTGATCCGACCTGGCTTTTGGGTCTGATTCTCCTCGCTCGTCGCGTGACCCCCGAGCAAAGCCGGCGACCGGCTGCGCTCCAGGCACGAGGTGCGCCCCCCTTCCCTGCTGCAGGTGATCGGGAATCCCATCATGGTTGCGGTCCCATTCCCATACGCCCATCAATATGCCGCCCGCGAGAATTGAGGCGAAGCATTCGGCGAACGCTAGCGCGATCAGTGTCCACCACCAGTTTTCCCTCACCTGCTCCTCGGTGGCTTTCGGTTTCGCGGCCGCCTGAGACTCGGGCGCGGAATCCGCGCTCAATGCCAGCGTGGAAGGCGTAGGCGCCGGGGCGGCCGGCGCCGCGATCGGCGTTTGCGATTGCCGCATCCAGCGCGGCAGCCGCGCGAGCCTGCGCTCCTCGGCCGCGATCACCTGGGCGTTCTTCGCGGCGAGATCCGCGTCCGCTTTCTTGAGCGCGAGCTGGCGGTCGGCTTCGGCGGCCTTGCGCTTCTCTTCCCGATCCTCTTCCGTGTGGCGCTCGACCGTGCTCTGCTTGGCGCCGCTCAATTCGCGAGAGAATATCCAGTGGCAGCCGACGTTCACGCAGAGAAGGGCGCAGATGATTATGTCGGCGATGATGCAGTAGCGGACGATCTTCGGCGTCGCGTGATTGGACTTCCAGGTGAATAAGCCGGCGACGCCCATTGTGGTCAGAAGCATCACCGTCGCTAAGAATGACGACTCCGGAAACGCTTTGAAATTCGACATGCCGACGACAACGGCCGGCAGAATGACAATAAAAGTAAAGAGTAGAAGTTTGCGCCATGGATTCATGCGATTGCTCCCTTCTGTGAAAAGGGAGATGGGCGTGACAAAACACAACTACTGCTGTAATTTACGTCCGCCGCATCTCGTGTTAAGAGGTAATGCGGTAAACGGCCCGCGCGAGATTCTTTGTGGGAAGTCGCGCGGGCTGTCGCCGTTGTTAAGAGTCAACGAAGCCCATTGACCACCGTTTTAGATTTAGCTAGCTCGACCGTTGACGGCCGTGTTTTTGTGGACACGTTACGTTCGCGCATTGCCATAAGCGCGGCAGTTTTGAGTCCAACCAATTGATGGCGCCGAAAGTTGTATATATCTTCCAGCATATCCAGGTAGGCGTCCTTGGTTGCATAAGCGATAAGCTTTTCGCGGCAGTGCGATGCCCCGCGTATTAGTCGATTGGCGTCGAAGTCGGGGACGCGACATACCGCCATGCATGCCTCCAGCAGGCGGCTGCTTCTTATTTCCTTGCACATAGTGACAAGTGGGACGTAGATGTGGGCTACGCTGTCAGCGAATAGCTGGTCTTTTATCTGAAAGTGCCCACTTTTAAATGCGTCTTGGATATTTGAGTAACCAAGGGTGCCCGCCAATAGCGCAAAGGCCATGCCTATAGAGAGATTATGCTGTTTAGCGAATTCCAGCCCTCTTTGATAGGGTTTGAGGCCGTTATCAGCATACATTTGAGCATAGTCTATTGGTCGCCATGTCTCAGTTGTAGTGTTGATTTCCGCCACGTCAAAGATGGTCTGTACCTCCACGTAATAGACGGAAAGGCCGAGCTTTTCCGCGATCGCAAGACGGTGTTGTCCGTCTTTCACTATCAAGTTATTTTTCGGATCTCGGCCTACGATGACGGGGAAGCCTTCTATGAACCCATGCTTCTTCATCGATGCTTCAAGTTTTCTGTGCTTTTGAATGTTGAGCGGTCGGTTCTCACCGCTGCTTGTATGGAATAAGCGGTAGTCCCTAGTGTTCAAGATTTTGGCCATAAACTAACGTTCCTTTAGAGGTTTTGCTTAATCCAGTCCGCTACTATTTGAAAGCCTTGCTTTCGTAGACCGTCGTTTCGCGGGATCTTTCTTAAGCAATTGATAGCGTCGTGAGCGCGGTCAACGCCCACACCTAGCGGCTTAATTTCATGATTTCCGTCTTCTTCTGACGGTTGCTGTGGGGCAGGTTTTTCAGCGCCGTTCGCGGTCGCTTTATATTTGCGAATGCGTGGACGGCCGTCCGGAATAAACTGGGCCTGGTGTCGTTGAACGTCCTCTGGCTCAGAGGCAAGGGCCGCCGCCGTGCTCACGGCCATGCGGCCTTCGTCCACAGCCTTCACGACTTCTGGTACTGCGTCCTTGATTACCTTCGTTGCGAAGTCGATGCTCTTACCAGAGACGCCGACCGCTTTGGCTGCGTGGTCGCGGGCGGCACCAGACGCTTGTGGTAAATTTTCCATAAGCGTCTGATTGTGGCTGCGACCCATCTTTGCGTTTGTTGAACTCGCCGCCCCCTTCTGCCGCTCCTTCGCCTGCCTGTCGTAGATGTCCCGCGCCCGTGCGCCAACCATCGCCCATTGCGATGGGTTGAGGTGTCGGCGATACAAATTGAGCGAAAGGACGTATGCGATAGGATCTGAGACTTTTACCTCTCTGAACTTTGGTTCTATCCCGATCTTATTGCAGGCAAGATAGCGCCGTCGCCCGTCGAGAATTTTACCGTCGAGCAGTTCAATTGTGACCTGTTGTCCGTTCTTGCGAATGTCAGCAGCAAGATCCTCCAGATGATCTTCGTCTAACGGGAAAATGTTCGCTGCCTCGTGAAATTCAAGTTCCGTGTTTTGGTTCATAAGAAAAACCGAAGCCCCGCGCCCGGTGTGAGCGCAGGGCATTACTTGTTAGCACTCCAAATCTTCCGACTCTTCCAGTTCGTCTTCGTCTTCGTTAGTTGTCGGCTCGGTCGCATCGGATGTCGGTACAGATTCTTCTTCTGACTGTTCGAGATTCATATCGGTCGGCATTGGATAAATTCCTTCCTATTTGGTTGGGATTTATGGTAGGAATGGCGAGAGTTTTGGAAAGCTTCGGCAGGATACCACGGCTTTAATACTTGTCAATCCTTCAACTTACCTTTTTGGAAGTTTCGGAGACAAGATAAAGATCATTCCCTTGGATGAAAAGAGGATGGTGGGACGTTTCGGCGACGGAATCGAAATCCCATTGCGCCCGTTTTTCGGCAGCATGGGCGTCGCGCCGCCCGAAGCCAGCGGTCGCATCAGCAGCG